TGGAGATGAGGGGAATCGAACCCCTGTCTTACAAAGTAATCATAATACCAGCATATCACACGTTTAGGTAAAGTTTAATCTTATTCACTTTCCAAAATAATTGGGGCCGTATGGTTAGTACAGCTTTTCCACCAATTCGTTGATTCGGGCTCAACGAATAAAGCCTTTGTAAACACTTCTGTTCCTAGGTTGTATGTGCACCGACCCGATTGTTGTGACTAGGCTGCTACAGCGTAATCAGCACCTACGAAAGCCATAAGGTCTTCGAAGGTCATAGTTGACATTTCGTCAGTTATTGTTTTGTACAGATTTAAAGACATCTAGCACTTCTGTCTACGTGTGGTACTACCATTCTCATTGCAATCAAGTCCATGGCATCCCCATATAATATGTAAATATACGAATAATAATTTAGATTACCAAATTATTGTTTAGAAAATTGTAAATAGTTTGGTAAATATAAATGTAAGGATGAAATAGTCTTCATTCCTATTTTTATTGAATTGAAATTAGATTCTTTTATTTCATCTACGCTTCCACTTATTCTCCAACGTATAATTACAACATTAAAAAATGGACTTATTTTAAAATTTAAAAATGATAATGAATCAATTTCATATATGTATCCAGTAGCATCATTTGCTTTTTGAATAAAGTATCTTTTTATAAATCCTCTGTTATAATCATCTACTAATGGAGATGGTACGTGAGTGATTATTTCCGGAAGTTCATATTCCGATAAATTATTATTAATCTTTTCGTATCTGTATTTGTTTACTGACATTTTATTGTTTTTGTCTATATTCTCCAGTCACATTTGTTGTCCACATCATACCTTCCAAACTTTGCTCTATTTGTGTAACTTGAAATAAACCATGCTTAGCATACTTAGCTGGAATTCCGTTTATATTAAACGTATCTCCTCTACGAATACCACTTGTTCCCAATACTTTAAAATTATATTTTATTGGTAATGGATGCGATAATGTTCCATTAGCCTTCTTAGCAGTAAATGCATCATTTTTCATTCTATCAAAAAATGGTTCATCGTTTAAGCAATATATAACAAATAATTTCTTTAAAGCTTCTGGGTTTTCTAAAGCAGTAATTTTATCAGGATTCATTGATGCCCAATCTGGAAGTGGTAATACATCTATTTTAGCTAAATTATTTGAAAGAGCTGTTTTTTTATTTTGCTCATCATCCGCTTCATCTTTTTTCTTTTGCTCTTTTACTTCTTCTTCTTTCTTTTCAATTTCTTTTTTGATATCCGATATACTTTTATCCAATGTCTCAATTTTAGCTCTAATTTTTGCTATATCTTTATCACGTAAATCTTCTTGAACATCTTTAGCAGCTTCTTTATCTGCAGCTTCTTTTATAGCTTTATCACTTCTAAATACATTAGCTACTGTATCAGCAGCTTCTTGTATAAATTCAACATCAAGACCCCTAGCTCCTTTTTTTGCATAATCAGCTTTTATTTTATCAATTTCTGCCTGCAAATCTTTTTTATCGTTTCTTGCTTTTTCTAGTGCTCCTTCGTTTTTTACAATATCTTCTTGTATCTTTTCATGTGGCTTTTTCTCTGTTTCTTTTTGTTGTTCTTTTTGTGCTAAATCTTGAGCATCCTTTTCAGCTTGAGTTAATTTTTTTCTTTTATTACCATTTGAATCAGTAACACTATCTAAAAATAAATCAGTTTGTGAATTAAAAAATCCACCTACGCCTACAATTGGTTCATCCGGATTATTTGCTAATGCTAATCTTCTACTAATAATTTGATTTGTCATTTCAGATGGTACTGATATATCAAGATTGGCATCTAAAAATACAGATTTGGGCCCACTGTGATAAAATACCTTTGTGTTAGTATTGGGATTACTACCAACCCAGTTTTCATCTATTACAGTTATTATAATTTTACTTGGCGTTGGTTTTCCTTCTTCAACCTTACCAGTGTTTACTGTTTCTTCAACTATTTGAAAATTCCAAAATGAATTTACTGCAGATGACATCTCATTCAACATATCAACAAAAACCTCTCTTATGTTTTTATTTTTTTGTGTTAATTTTTCAACAAATAAATCAAAATTTATATATAAGTTTTTTAAATATCCCCAATATCCCGCCTTTTCAACATACCCATCTTCATTTAAATCAGTTTGTTCAACAAATTGTATTGGTTGACCAGGAATTGCATTTCGTACTATTCCATACTCGTTACCACCGCTTCTAAATATACCACCTTTTAATTGGTCTACTTGCCCCTCATTTAAAAAATAAACAGAGAAATCAGGCATAAACCCCGGTATTACCAATTTAGATGCCTTAGTTGAAAACATATTTGGAAATGCTCCAATTTTTGCTTTGCTAATATCAAATTCAACACTAAGTTTTTTACTACCCATTGTGTAAGCAGTAAATTCACTATTTGAATTTAATATTTTTACAGCCAAATCAAATCGTATATATTTATTTTTTGAAAATAATTTTTCCTTTTCAATTGTAGATTTTCCAACTTTTATTTCACTGGAGTTACCGAAAATTTTAGCGATAAATCCAGGGTTTGCATATGTTGTAATACTTTTATTAACAGCAGCATCTAAATTTAAATAAGAATCCCAATCAGTTGTGGGCATTAATTTTCGTACTTGGTCAGTTTGCCTTTGAGATGGTAACTGATTAAACATATTTTTGAATCTTCTATCTCTACGAATTTCACCACTACCTGCTTCTTCTGTTTCGGATACCCCATAAGGTTTAGGTTCTCCGGGTTTATCAACTATATCACCATTACCATCAATTTGTAATGATTTATTTTGAGTTTGTAAAAATGTTGGTAATCCGGGAGCTCCTCTAAGTTTAACAGATACTGTCCATTTATCTCCATCAGATGATACCGTACCACCAACTATAAATCCCAAAAAAGAATCATAGTCTCCAGCAGAATTTACACGTATTGAATGTAATTTGTTATAATCTAAATTTATATTTACAGCTTGAGATAATATATGTTGTGCTTTATTTTCTTTAACATTTGTATTAATTGCACTTTTTATACCGTTTACACTATTCCAACCATATTCAATGCATAAAGAATATCCAGGTTCCAAAAAATAAGTCTGCATTAACTCTATTTGAGCTAATGAAAATGCTTTCATAGTTAATGTACATTCTCTTGATATTTGGTCTTTACCTTCTTTTATTTCCAATGCAGTTATAATTGGAGATGGTCTTAATGGTGCACCTATTCCAGATGATATTGGGTTACCGTCCCAACTAAGACCCATATCACCACTACTAACACTATCACCATATGTACTTGTAAATTCAGTAGTACCTTTAAAAACATCGGATTGGTTTACAGATGATAATATAAGACCATTTCTAGCTCTAGTTCCTTTTTTTGTTGTCTCCTTTCCATCTTTATCTTTAACAATAGTATCTTTACTACTATCATATTCAAGCACCCTTGCTCCAGAAAAAACTCTAATCCAAGCCATTCTTTTACTTGCATTAAATCCTACTTTACTGCTGGATACCTCAGATGTTAAATTTATATAAATATTATCTTCAATGTTACTTAGCTTAGGCCACATATATGTAAATTATTATTGTTCAAAATCACGCAAAATATCAATGTAATTTTGTGGTATTCTTAAAATCGTTCCTTCCTTTATTCCAATATTTGCATTATGAATATTATTAGCACAAGCAATTATCCACCATAAAGTAGAATCGTTATAAAATTGATATGCTAATGTATCAAATCTATCACCAGTTTCAGTTGCAACATATATATCATCATCCGTTTTTGCGATATTAGGATATATTTTAGATTGTAGTACTTCCCTACCATCTATTGTTTTTTTGAATCTACTATTTTTGTATCTACTTTGCATATTTTATTTACAATTGTTATATCTTTTAGATTGGTTTATTTTCCAATAAAATTATCAATCCATCTTCTTTCAAAGTTAAGTAACTCTATCTCTGCCCTACCTTCGGGTCCTGCATGAAGTGGTTGCTCTCCATCTCTTGTAATATATACAAAATTTGGTGGTTTTGATTTTTTGTATATATTGAAATCTTTGTATTTTTCTACAAATATACCATGTGGACCTATTTTTTCTTTTGGTTTTTCTTCGGATGGATTTTTTGTATTTGAATCCTGTTTTACATCAGTCTGAGTGCCATCTTCTTTCTTTTTAGGAGAACCATCCGCATTTAATTCTTTGTTACTATCTTGCTTAATTGAAACATTAGCAGGAACATCACCATATCCATATAATCTTTTTTGATATGTACTTCCAATTGTTTCTACTAATTTAAGCGTAATATCAACATTTACAATTTTTGGCAATTTCCAATTTTTAGTTTCAGTATCAAGACCAATATCCCAAGGTGAATTATCATCAATTGTATATGTTAATGAATCTATATATGCTTCTTTATTTCTAAACATATCTCCTAATGTAAATTTAATAAAAGGTGCATATACTGAGTTTTGTGAATACCCTTGTGGATAAGTAAGACTTGTTAAAAAATTTAATCTTTGCCAAGCTGCTACATGTTCATCATATGATAAGGAATATACTTTAAAATTAAAAGTTATACTTCGTTCAACACCATTATATGTATAAAAATTAAATGGATTTCCAATAAATTTATTAGTATCCCAACTAGGTGATAATGTTTCACTTAATCCACTTATAGTTGCTCTAAAGTTTACTGCTGCCTTTTTATGCACAGACCAAAATTTTAAAGTTACAAAATCATAATCATCTAATTGCTTTTCCGTATCTTTGATTAAATCATTTTTTAACCCAGTTGCTGATGGATATGAAACCTGTTTATTTAAGTAATCTGATGTTGTAAACATCGCTCTAACTCTTTCAATACTATTATTACGTTGTATTTCATTTCTACTAAATTTTGTTTTTGGTGTTTTTATTACATTTGGTACTGCTATATAATTTGTTATTGGTAATGGTGTATTAAATATATCTACTTCATATTCCGTATATTTTGATAATAAACCGATTGTGGTATCAGTCATTACTTTACCATATGGAGCTAGACTATCATATAGAACACCACCGGCTTTTGCAAAATTAACTGCTGCTTGAGATGGAGAACCTAATAATAAATTGTTTAATTTCTTTTTACCTAATTCTAAAGCTGAACCAAGTATTTGGTTTGGATTTGGTCTTCCTGATAAATTATTTTTAATAAGATTACCAAGTAAATTACCACCAGATTGTAATTTTAAATTTCTTAGAGTAATCATGGTGTTATATTCACCACCTTCTCTTGTAAAATCTTTATCTAATACAATTCTACTTGGTATAAGTTGTTCAGGTAATTTAATACCTAGTTTTGATAATACATTTTTTCCTAAATTCTCTGCTTTATTTAAAAATGTACCTAATATACCACCATTAGTAACACCACCAGCACCACCTTTCATATCATCTACAATACCTCTAGTCTTTGTAGTGAATTTGATTATATCAGTTCCATATAAAATAGGACTTGTTGTTTTTGATAATATGCGTAATCCAGTTACTTCTTCTTCTAATCTTCTTTCTCTTGTTCGAAGTGATAAATTTCTTCTACCAATTTCAGCAATTCTAAAAGATGGTGTCATTAAAACATTATATGGATTTCTTCGCAAATCAGCAGTATTACGAATATCATATTGTTGTTCAGCAGTTTGCCCACTAACTAATTTTTTACTTTTAAATAATTCTTCTATCGTTGGCATTTACTTATATTTTATGCTATTGCAAAGTTATTTCGTGTACTCTTATTAACCTGATTTGATACTCCTGCTGTAACTTTTGCTCCATCCATATGTACCGATATTTTACCGGCAGCCATATCTGCTCTTAATCCTTTTATTTCAGCTATCATAGCATTTAATGGTGCAGATAAAATTGCTAAATTCATTTGAGGTGTTGCCGATTGTTGAGTTGTTCCCGTTTGTTGAGTTCCTCCGTTTGCTAAAGCATTTGATATACCAGGCCCAGCAACTATATCATCGTTTGGAGATAATTGAAATAATCCACCTTCTTTTGTAGATACTTGAGTTTTGCCATCTGCCGGTGAATTCATATCACCAACTTTTGATAATGTAGCAAATCCTGCCGATAATATTGCTGCCGAAGCTGCTATTGCTAATGGTAATCCAAATCCCAAACTCATTGCCATAATTCCTTGGAATGCGCTATAAGCTGCGTAAACAACTGCCAAACCAGCAAGTCCCTTTAAAACTTTACCAACAGTTCCCAAAGGACCTATCATGTTACTAATAGAGTCACCAATACCACCAAATACATATTGTATTAATTCAACTATCATTTGAATTGGCATCAATGCAATACCAATACCTTCAATTAAAGGCATCAATGTATTTCCTATCACAGTTGCCATACCCATAAACGCGTTTGTTATTTTTTCAACTTGCTTTTGCTGTTCTTGTTGTTTAGCAAATTTATCAGTTTCTTGTGCTAATTGGTCTGCCCCAATGTTTGTTATATCCAATCCCTTACTAATCGCATCTTCGGCAGCTTTCTTTTGTTCTGCTGATAGACTATTTAATTTATCTTGAGTACTAAGTTGTTTATTAATTTCTTCAACGGTCATTCCAGCTGCTTTGGCTAATTGCTGTTGGGTGAAGTAATCTTTCTTTCGGAAATCACCACTTCTTTGAATTTGAGAAAGAGTTTCTTCATTTGCTTCTTGAAGTTTACCTTCCATTGCTAATGCTCTAGCTCTACTCAAATTAAATTGTCCACCAACAAAAGTTGCTGCTACTAATTCTTCTTCTATACCACTTTCAAAATCTAATAATTTTTCTGCTAATGATACTTGCTCTTTTAAAGAAGTACCCATTCTACGGGCTTGAACTGCATTCTTTGTTAATGCACTTAAATCTCCTTTAAAAAACGTTGATGCTGCTTCTGCATTTTCTGCAATATCTTTAAATACTTTATCGGGAGCTACTCCGGCTAATTTAGCCATATTAGCTGCCTGCATTTGAACATTAGCTGCTGTTTCTGCACTCAACCCACCAACACTTTCAAATATACCTTGTACTTTAGCTGATGATTCAGCTGCTATTCCAAAGTTTTTATTCATTACACTTAGTGCAGCTACTGTTTCTTTTGAAAACTCAACCGAATCACTAAATTCACTTTTTAAAGATGATATGGTTTTTAAGACATCTGCACTTTCTAATCCAATATTTGCAAACTCCGTACTGATTTGTACTGCTTGGGATTTTATTCCCTCCATTTGCGAATTTAATAATCCAGTTTCTTTTCTAAAATCTGCAGCTGCATCATCCAAATCAACGAATGATTTAATTGCCAATGCCAATATAGCTCCTATTATAAATATAGGGCCGAAACCAGCCGCTAAAGCCATCTTTAACTTTTTAGCTACCCCAATGATACTTTGCAATCCAGCCGGTAGTGCACCAATTATTCCATCTTGAGCTTCCTTTAATTCATTTAGTCTAGCCTCTTGCTTAATTAATAGTTCATTTTGTTCAAATAAGTCCTCAGCAATTTTTCTTTCATCTTCACTTAAATCCGTTATTGATGTTTGAAATTCTAATCTTCTTTGCGCAGAATCTGTCATTCCTTTAGCACTTCTTTCAGCAGATGCAGTTGCTTTTGCTTGAGTTATTAATGATGATTGTAAATTTTCTAAAATTGCTCTTTTTTCTTGAGCTGCCTCTAATTCATCATCACTTAAACTTAATTCTTGTGCTTTTAATTCTACTATCTTTCTACTAGATGCAGCAACTAAACTATTACCAGTAACAGAATCTTTTAGCATCTTTTTTACATCAGGCGCCAATCTAGCCATTGATTTCGCAGAATCTCTATAAGCTTTTGCTCTTTCTCTAGCTGCTCTTTCTGCTCTCTCTTCTGCAGCAACTTGCTCATTTAATGGAGCTACTGAAGCTCTTCTGTATCCAAGTGTTTCCTTTTCGGAATCTCTTATTTGTTCTAATTGTCTTCGTTGCGCACCAGTTGCCGTTGCCAATGCTTCATTGGTAACAGCTAACCTAGCTTCAATTTCAGCAATTTCTTCTAATAGGTCAGCCCTTTGTTGTAATTGTTCGTTGGATAATGCCATTACTTATTAATTAATCTTTACCCAAAATGCCAGCTTTAACTAACATATTATAATATTCAGGTTCTTCTTTTTTCATTTTTTCAATATCATCAGCGTATTTGTTGTTTATTTTATTAACATCTGCTTTCAATTGTTGTAAAACCGGGTCATTATCTATTATAGTTTGTAATTTATTTGGCACATTCTTTTTACCGAACCATCCAAACAGCTCTTTTAGATTTGATTTAGATATTTTATATTTTTTCATTGAATATTGGGTTTATACTACTATAAATATCGTATAAAACAAAAAGTTAGGATTACCCAGTAAATTACCGTTTAATCCTAACTTTGGATGATTTCCCAGCCTTTGTATTGGCTGCTTGTATTTGTTCGTTTTCTTTGGTTTTTGAATCAACCAATTTATTATAGTAGAAGTTTCGAAGATATGTTGGCATTTTATAGATTTCCATCATAGTAAATCCGTTTCCATAATTTACCATATCAAATATCTGCGAATGCATTTGAACACTATGATTCTGAGCTAGGCCAAAAAAACCCTACGCCCATTGGAATCGGACTTACCTCCTTTTCTCCATCTCTGTGGGTATATGTAAATGACATATCAACATCAGGAGATATAGTTTTAACATATTCTCTGAATGCTTTACTATCTCTAGCTAACATATTATTTAAATACTTTGTAATTGCACCTAAAGATGTATCACCTTCTACACTTTTAATCATATAACGTAATCTAGTAGTAATTTCACCAGAAAACTCTTTATTTATTTTTTGCATTCCTTCAATATCTTTCTCAATAGCAATTTCGTCACCATGAGTTAATAATTTGAATGTTAATTTTGTTTTACCAAATGGTGTTGTATAATCAAATTCGTTTTTATTATTGAATACTGACATATCTACTTCTTTTGTTTGGATTTTTGCCAAATCAATAGTTGTTGATATTACATCGCCAGTAACATTTGAATAAAATTTAAAATTATAATCAGGACCATATCCTAATAATCTAGTTGCTAATAAAATTGCGTTTTTATCACCAATTAAAATATCTTTTGAATTTACACCATTATCAACTATAATTGATTCAAACAATTTATCCAAAACAACACCTTTTTTAATAAGATTTTGATTGGAAAGGATATCTTCTTCCTTTGCAGTCATACATTTAATTGTGATTCTACCAGATGATAACGGATTATCCTTTGGATACAATTTACCTTGAGATGGTAAATCCAACACTTCGGTTGGAAAATCATATTCTCTTTCGTTCATAACTTTACTTTGTTTTAAGTTTGTATATATAAATACATACTTTTTAAAAAATTAGAAAGCACAAAAAAGGGGATACTTTTGATATCCCCTTAATTTTATATACTTTTGATTAGAATTCTAAGATTGCGTAATCGTAAGCTAATGTTAATTCTATTGTTGCAGGTTCATTAGAATCAAACGATAAATCACCAAAGTTAGCCTGAGAAATAAATGCACCTTTTAAAGTCCATTGTTCAATCTTATCACCAACAGGTCCCAACATATAGAAAGTGATATCTTTTTTATAGAAATCAGCGTATCCATCTCTACCAGTAATTGATTCATGTCCTAAACGAACCCAATCCATTACCGCTTGTGCTGCCGAAGGTACAATTGGGTCATACAAAGTGATACTTACATCTTGCCACTCACCTTTACCTTTTAACTTTCTCTTTACGTTGATATGGTCTAAAGTAATTGTTTCAAATTGAATTGTGGGTCTATTTGCTGCCTTTACAAGATATGAAGGGATGTTTTCAATCTCCATCACATATCTATTTTTCATCTTCGGTTCGAAGTTCGTATAGAACATCTTATCAAACTCTAATATTTCTGCCATTTTTATTCCTTTTTATTATATTAATAAATATCTAATTCCTTTATTTTCGTATTATGCTGTGAAACTTGCTCCAGTTGGTAAGATGTTGAAATCTATTACGATAAATTCCGCTGTCTTAGCCGGTTGTAAGAAAATTTGTCCTGCTAATATGTTTCTATCAATCACATCCGGTGTGTTGTTAGTTTCATCCATTACAACTTTGAATGTATAAAGACCTTGTCTTTGTTGTACAGACTCTAAATAAGGATTAACAGTATTTAAGAATCTATTTCTAGTCGTAGATGTATTTTGTTCGAACACTAAGAAACGAGATGTTGAAGCGATAAACTTCTTAAGAGTGATAAGTAATCTTCTAACATTGATTCTATCTAAAGCAGATGCCTTATCTTGCAATGTCTTCTGTCCGAATGCTACAATACCTTGTCCAGGGAATGCTGCGATTGGGTTTACTTTGTTCTCATAAAGAGTATCTCTTTCAGCGTGCGTTAATCTATTTAATACACTAACTGCTCCAGTGATACCACCTCTATTCAAACCAGCAGGTGCGAACCATTCAGCTGCTAATCTATCATTAGAAGCGAATACAGCCGGCATCAATACTGATGGTGGAACTGAAGTTAATTTATTTGTGTTACTATCGATTGTTTTAACCCAAGGATAGTAAGTTGCTACATAGTTTGAATCTACTGAATTTGCTTGCTCAGTTGCTTCAGTAATTGTATCATCGTAATCGTTGAAATCAGCGATGTAGAAACAATCTTGTCTTTCTTCAACCATATCAATTACTTTAGAAGTAATAGCCGGATGTAATTGTCTTACAATACCAGGAGTTACTACCATATTGATATCATACTCATCAGGATTAGATACAGCGTTGATTGCTTTTGTATATGCTACTGAACCAGATGATGTTGAAGTTGCGCAATTAAAACCTTGCTGATTTGCATTACCCCAATCAGTATCGCCAGCCTTAGCTATCTTTACAGTTGGGTTAGTACCATCAAATCCAAATTGGAATCCTAATACAAATTGTCTCTTAACCATATCAGTTGATGCTGAACCAGTCATTACATAATTCAATTGAGAATCAAATGCGAATGCTACGTTTGCTCCAGATTTAGCTCCAACAGGAATTGGTTTCAAATATTGTTTATTATCCATTGATACACCAGATGTTTCAAAATCAAATCCACTATAATAAATTGGAGATGATGATGTGTTATTTGCTGAACCAGTTTGATAAGTTACTGCAGGCACCCATCCATCTTCTGTTGTAGAATTTGTTTTGATTGGATTTGTATATGCTTCATGTCCAAATGGTGCTGCTGATATTGGATAAGAACCAGGTCCTAAAATATTAGCGTTTGCATCCTGAACTACTACTCTTACATATTTTGATTTTGATGTATAATCACCATATTCAGTAATTTTACCATTAGAATCAATTGTGAAATATCTATCACCAATTCTTCTAGCAATATAGTTTGGAGAAGCAGGGTCTAAGTTTACATTGTTAAATGTTTCAACAACACTCTTTCTCTTATCAGTATCACTATATGAACGAATTGTTACAGTAAATGTTGAATAATCAGTCGAACCATCTTCACCAGCTGCTTTTACATTAGAAATACCAACTTTAAATTTAGTATTGTATAATGTACCATGTCCAATAGTTTTAAATTGGAATAGGTTATATCTTTCACCACTAATTAATTGAGATTGAACAATTGGAGTTTCAGCTTCTTGTGCATCACCATAAGTTTGAGTTGGTAATGTTACCTCACTAATTACAGTTTTATTAGTACCATTAGCACCAGAACCAGTGTAGGATAATGCAACGTTTTCAAAGAAATTATAAGCGTATGCTGCTTTAGCACCAAATGCAGATTCACCAAATACGTCTGCTAAATCATTAGTAGCTGTACTTAATATAGATGCTGATATGTTAGCTGCGCCAGAACCTGAACTAATTAGTCCAGAAATTACGAAACTACCCTCGCCTTCTGCACTACTTGTGATATTAGTTGATGCATTTGTAAAACCTACTTTTTCATCACCAAAATTAGTTGAATAAAGTACCCCAACAAATTTTTGTCCTACTCCATTAGTAGAACCAGATGCTAAGATACCTAAAGGTGCTAATTGTTGATATCCACCAATACCAGCAACTCTTACGATTGTTGCTTGTCCAGCTTCTCTTAAATAGTTTTGTACTGCATATTCAGTATAATAAGTTCCATCAGGAGTACCGAAGATATCTTCGAACTCTGATTGGGTTCTCACAATTGTAGGTACGAATGCAGGTCCTTGCTTAAAAGGTCCTATAAATGCTGCTCCGATTTCTCCTACACCTTGTGCTAAGAATGAAAGGTCATTTTCTCTTGTGAAAACTCCCGGTGATACGATTCTTTCTGCCATTTTATTTCTCCAATTTGTATTTTAAGTTTGTAATTAAGAAAATCCTATGTAATTACCTATATAAATATAAAGAAAATGTTCAAAACACAAATTTGTTTATAAATAAGTGCTTTGAACATATTACAATAAAAATCTTTAAATATTATTAAGTTGTTGGTGCAACCTCTGGTGGAGTTGGTGTAGCACTGCCAGATGTTGGTGACCAAGGTAAATCAATTTCATTTACATCTATTGTTGCAAATTTTACAGTATCAATTTGTTTTTGTATTTGTTGATTTATATGAGTCATATAGTTTGATGGAGATGAACCACTTACATGGTTTTGTATCCAACCCAATACTAATTCTTCTGTCAAATCTCTATAATCTACAAAACCATCACCGTTAAGGTCTTGTATTTGAAAAGGAGTTGCTCCATTGAATATACCACTATTACCATCTTCATCGGTACCTGTTAATCTCCAATTAGTACCAACAATTACATCAGATAAATTTTCTGTGTTTTGCTTTTTAAGTCCTATTAATTTCCATTCGTATGTTAATGCCATAATTTTTTATTTTATATTATATAAATATATTGATTTTAAACTTCCAATGAACCACTATAATAATCGGTAGTTAATAAATGTCTATATGCTTGTGCCATATGGTCCAATGGTGATGATTGGTCTATAAAAAATACGCACTTATGGTCCATACCAGCAGTACCAATACTAACACCATGTTTATTATCAGATGGGTTAGTTCCTATAAATCCAATTGGGTTTGCATTGGCATCCCTTGCAGCTTTATTTACCCAAATAGTTACTGCCACTTCTCCAGTATATCCAGCAGACCAATATACTTCCGTACCTGCGCTTCTATTCATTGGCGTTAAACCATCGGGTCTAGATAGGTCAACAGGTGGCTTGAAATCTGCCATTCTTTTTTCAACTTTTATATTTGTAACAACGTGATATGCATTTGGTACAGTCAATCCAGTTCCTGGTAATTCGTAATCTCTAATTAGTGCCATATTATTATCCTTTAATATTAAGTATTAAATTATTTAAAATTTCTTTCAATTCTTTAATTTCAGCTGATTGTTTTTTTATAATTTCATTTTGTTCTTTTATTGCTTCAATAAATAAACCAGCAAAATTACCATATGAAACACCATACTCATCCACATCAGCTGCGTATGTTACTACCTCAGGTAATATTTTTTCTACTTCTTGTGCAATTACCCCTATATTTCTTTTTTTGGTTTCATCATTAATTCTACTATAAAATACACCTCTCATTTGTGATACTTTATCTAAAGCATTATCAACAGTTATAATATTTTCTTTTGCTCGTCTATCAGAATAAGCTACTATATTACCTTCAGAATAAATACCTTTAGCTACATATATACCATATGCTCCAGATGTTGAAGATGTACAAAATCCCGTACAGTTATTTCCCAATGAATGATACCATACCCATCTTCCAGCGTCTTGTAAATAACAACCACCATTACCACTCTCCCACATATAGTGAGGTAAATATGCTGAATCGATTACGTGTCCATACCATCCATTTCTATTACCATTCATTCTCCAAGCACCATATGTGATGTTGTTTGGATACCAGTGAGCTCCGTTTTGACTGGCGTAATATCCAGTATCATTTGTCCACATCCACTTATACTTAAATGAATAGTTTGATGAACCTGCCAATTGGATACACAAATCACTCATATCGTAATCAGAATAAACTCTAGTTCCTTCATAAGAACCAGCATTTCCTCCCAATTTAATACCAGTATGGTATGCAATTCTTAAATCCGGATAAGGATAACCCCATCCACCACCTTCTTGGAAGATAGAGTATGCATTTGTACCTTGTCCAGAGTTACCACCCGTACCAATAAAATCAATACGAGCTGCTCTCATATAGTTATTGAATTCACCAGAACTCATTTGAGAATATCCAGTAGGGTCAGTATAATATCCTGTATTGTTTTGGTCATAGAATATAGGTGCTCTAGAACTACCATTTGAATATGAGTTACCACCCCTATCTATATAGAAATCAGTAGTACCCCAACTTTGGTTTCTATGGCCGTGGTCGTGGTTGATTCTAAAATAAGAATCATCTGCATATCCATATCCACAAGACCATGTATTACTATTAAATCCGCTTGAGAATAAGATAGAAGGTCTATCACCTCCAGGTCCACCATTTACTCTAAATTCACCAACAATACCCCAAGAGTTATCACCCTGGTTGTTTGCTGCCATAAATGCTCTACTATTAGGACCTGTTCCAAGTTTTACAACTTCTAATACTAAACCAGTGTTTGTAAAATAACTATATCCATTAGGGTCTACATATCGAGATGTGTCATTGGCATCGTACATAATTGTAGAATATAGTGAACCAACACCAACTTCATTCAATCCGTACATTGCTAACTTATACCAAGCACGCTTTGAACTCCAATAAGATGTCCACCATGCACCTTCAATAGGTCCACCAACTAATTGCCACCCATATCCACTATTATATGAACTTACATAGTGAAGTGCCTGAACTCCAGTCCAGTGAGATGTACCAGCGGGTTGGTTAGCTGGGTTACTCCACGTATCAAAGAATCCACTACCCCAAGTAAATACTGAAATAAGGTCAGTTGTACCCCAACCCATTGAACCTACCCAATAGTTAGAATCCCCAGTATAATCATTTCTACGGAAGTTACCTTTTGCAGTCTGTCCAATTCTCATTTTACCATAATCGGTCAAACCTTGCCAGTTAGTATTTCCGTTACCATCAAAATAGTAACCAGTATCTCTATCGTAATAGATTGGTGCGTTCATTTGGTCTCTTGCCCAAATTCTAGAAGAAATTGCTGCGAATGTAGTACCATAGTTCATTACCAATAATCCGTGGTCATTTAAGAATCCAGCTTGTCCTCCAGCGTTTGGATGTGACCAAGCTAAACCATATAAAGAACCAGGAGATGAACCATCAATTGCTAATTTATATGAATCACCCATTGCGAATACACCCTGATATCTAGTAGATGTATAAACACCTACAACAGATTGTCCGTAGTTGTAATCTAAGTAAAGGTTATTGTTTGTACCAATTCTAACTGCCGAATTAAATCTAACAGAAGATGTACTATCTGCATTAAATCCTAATAATGTGTTTCCTGCTGAGTTATTTGATGAATAGAATCCACCTGCTTCGTAAGCGTAATAAGAGCCATCAACTAATGTATATCCTTGTCCACCTTTATATAGGATTACAAATTCAGAACCCCCAGACATAGCATGTCCCCAAGCTCTAGTAAATCCATAAGATGCTAAATCACCTAACCAACCACCACTATTATACCAAACTTGTGCGCCACCAATGGTCATATTAACGGCGTTAATACCACTATTTGTAAATGTTGCCGATGTTACACCATTACTACTTTGAACTCTAAATCCAGTTCCAAAATAGTATCTCATTTCTTCCCAATCATCATCCGCATTCCATATAAAGTGATTGGTATCTCCGTTAGTTCTTAGATATAATCTTTGGTCATTTAAACCATAAGAACCAGTCATATTTATACCACCACTAATAGGAATTGCGTATCCAGAATAGTTTCCAGCATGCAACATTGCTCTCCACCCACTTTGCCAGTTCGTAGTACCATACCATCCGTATCTATGAAGAATTTCACCCTGATAGAAATAGTATTGGTCATGTTGATGCCCACCTAATCCATAATATTCAATTAATGTACCATAAGATGAAGGTGCTCCACTTTGAGTGTAACTATCCCACATTCTAAAGGACATTGATTGAGTACCACTACCAGTACCATGAGCTCCCCAACTATAATCCCATTCTCTATAAGGGAATGTTACTTGGTTTACTACTATTCTATTACTATTCCATAAATAAGTTGTATCATCCGAAACATAATATAGTGGTGAACGTAAATTACCATTTACCGAATCAGGCGTTACATATACTTCCTGATTTACCATTCTTAATGTAGTAAAATTCGATGCACCTTCAGTACCAGTATTTAAATTGATTCTTTTTGATGAACCTCTATTTGATATATTAATTGCCCCAGCTCCATCTAAATTCATAGATAATCCATCAGTAGAATATGCTGCATAAGAACCAAAAGATTGTGTTCTACCACCCATACCAAACCAAACTCTTTGAGTACTATTATCATCATACATTCCCAATAACATATATCCAGATGCAGATGTATTATGCCATCTCATAAACGGAGCGCCACTACTATTGAATCTTGCTAAACCATTTACAATTAAACCGGCATTGTTTACATTCAAATTACCAGTATCTAATGTTAAATAATTTGTTCCATTAATACTCCAATAATGAGCGTTGTTATTAGCATCAATTTGATATGTTGTATATGCTCCAGAGTTTGATGGTCTAGTTTGGAATCTCATTTTTGCACGGCTGGTGCCATTATCAACAGTCTCAATATAAAGACCGCCACTATCCATATCACTATAAGTGTAATATGAGTTACCACCAGAAGACCATCTTAAATTACCAACGGCTTGTATAGTAGCTTGAGGAGTACCAGTACTTCCAGCTATTAAACTATTTGTTACTTTAACGTTTGCATCACTAGTACCAACTGATAAAATAACTGCATCTAAATCTTCATTATTATAGAAACGAACTCCACCATATCCAGGTTGTGCACCCATACGAATACCAGTGTGCCATCTTAAATCTAATTTGGTATATGAACCTCCAAAATTTTCTATATTAGTACCAATGTAGTAATTACTATTTGCATCACTATCACCACCACCAAAATGTAATCTAGTAGAACCTACTGAACTATATGCCTGATTACTAAAGTTACCACCAATTACAGCTCTACCTGTTACTGTTAAATCATTAAAAGTAGGAGAATCGGTTGTACGAACATACTGATTCATATAATATGCATATGGAGAATTGAAATCAGTAAGAACTAATCTACCACTTCCCCAATTTGCCGAATCAAATGCTTGTTTTGCGAAGAAAACATTTTCTGAGTATTTGTCACTTACAATAGCGAAACTACTCTTAACATCACCACCACTATATGTACTTGTCCATAACACATCACTCCAAGGACCACTAAATCCTAAATTACCACTGGATAACATTGCTACCTTAAACTTACCAGCTCCAAATATAGCGTTGTTTGGTTTTTCACTACCACCACTCACATAATAACCACCTAAATAGTTATCTGCTCTTGTATATTGTCTTTGGTCATAATAAGTACCTTCTTGCCCATCCAATAAATCTGAATTGAGGCTTGATACTAATGTAGTTGATGAAACTACCAATGGAGATGTACCAGTTGCAACTCCTAATGTTAGTCTATTATGTGTTACGTTATCAGTTGTTCTAACCGGTTGGTTTAAATAATCTGAGAATTGGTAACCATCCCATAAATCCGCATCCAATCCAGTACCAGTTCCATCATTTGCACTATGCCAAATTGTTCCAGCAATATGTCCTTGATTTGCAGTTGTCATAGTTACCCATCCAACCGATGACCAAGATGTATTATCCGTTCTATTTCTTATTTTGAATCCTCTAACAGGAGTATTATATTCAAACTCCATTTGAACTGTTCCAGTAGAACCACCCATATTAGTAGACCACAATCCAGAACTATATCCTGTATAACTTAAGGTTCTAAATCCATTATCAACATAAGTATCAATACTAGTACCAGTACCTCCACTTAAATTTCTAAAGAATGATGAATTTTGTTGTCCACCTAAATAATCAGAGTTTAAGTTACTAACTAAAGTTGTAGATGATACTGCTAATGGTGATGTACCAGTTGCTACAGTTGATGTTATTCTATTGAATGATGGTGAATCAGTTGTACGAACATTTTGGTTCATTAAATGAACTTCAGTTGCTCCTTGTCCACTATCAACAGTTCCACTAAGAACTACATTACCTGCTACATAAAGACCATCTTCGGCATACCATCTATCATTTGCTTCTTCCCAATAAAATGCTTTCGTTGCTGCATTACCTCTCTTAACTTCTATACCTGCATTTTCAGTTGGTGCAGTTGATGCTCCAATATCTGCGTTAAGTGTAAGGATATTATCACCTACGTTAAGAGTTGTTGTATTAATATATGTTGTTGTACCACTTACAGTAAGGTCACCACTAATTGTAGCGTTACCAGTTACTGCTAATGTAGTACCATCGAATCTTAAATTTGCTTCAACAGTTCCGTTAGGAGCTGAACCATTTAGTGTGATTACACCATTATCAGTTGTACCAGTTAATGCTAATAATCCAGATGTACCAGATGTACCACGCGTACCTGATGTTCCACTACTTCCAGAAGTTCCAGAAGAACCAGAAGTACCACTACTTCCAGAAGTTCCAGAAGAACCAGAAGTACCACTACTACCGCTTGTACCAGCAGAACCACTTACTCCAGAAGTTCCCGATGAGCCACTTGTACCAGAAGTTCCTGAAGTACCTCTACTACCACTTGTACCAGAAGTTCCAGCCGAACCACTTGTACCAGAAGTTCCTGAAGTTCCAGCCGAACCACTCACCCCACTACTACCACTAGTCCCACTACTACCACTTATACCAGAAGTTCCTGAAGTGCCTCTACTACCACTTGTACCAGAAGTTCCTGCTGAACCAGAAGAACCTTGTGCTCCAGAAGTTCCAGATGTTCCTGCTGAACCAGAAGAACCTTGTGCTCCAGAAGTTCCAGATGTTCCCGATGTACCTGCCGAACCTGAAATTCCAGATGTACCAGAAGTTCCTGATGTTCCTGCTGAACCCGATGAACCTTGTGCTCCAGAAGTTCCTGATGTTCCTGATGTTCCTGCTGAACCCGATGAACCTTGTGCTCCAGAAGTTCCTGATGTACCTCTACTTCCACTTGTTCCCGAAGTTCCTGAAGTTCCCGATGAACCCCCACTACCACTTATTCCAGAAGTTCCAGATGAACCAGAAGTTCCTGATGAACCAGAAGTTCCTGATGTACCTCTACTTCCACTTGTTCCCGAAGTTCCCGATGAACCACTTCCTCCACCGGCTCCAGTTATACCTGAAGTTCCCGATGAACCTCCACTACCAGCCGTTCCATTCGTTCCACTTGTACCGCTTGTCCCACTACTACCAGAAGTTCCTGATGTTCCATTTGAACCGCCACCACCAGTTATACCACCACTTCCTGCAGTTCCAGAAGTTCCCGAAGTACCACTACTACCACTTCTTCCAGAGGTTCCCGATGTACCAGCTGTACCAGTTGTACCACCCGTACCATTTGTACCACTTATTCCCGATGAACCACTCGTACCGCTTGTTCCACTACTACCACTTAGTCCAGATGTACCGCTTGTACCAGAAGTTCCTGATGTTCCAGAAGTTCCTGATGTTCCAGAAGTTCCTGCCGAACCCGTTGTACCACTACTACCTGTTGAGCCTGATGTTCCAGAAGTTCCCGATGTACCACTTGTACCACTACTACCGCTTGTACCAGAAGTTCCTGATGTTCCAGAAGTTCCTGATGTTCCAGAAGTTCCTGATGTGCCAGCCGAACCAGTTGAACCAGAAGTTCCTGATGTTCCAGAAGTTCCTGATGTTCCAGAAGTTCCAGACGAACCCTGAGAACCAGAAGTTCCTGATGAACCCGATGTACCAGATGAACCAGATGTTCCTGATGTTCCCGATGTTCCAGAAGTACCAGATGTTCCTGATGTTGCTGCTGCTGTTTTTACACCAACCCTACCAGTTGTTGTATTATAAACTAAAACTTCATTTGTACTACCATCTTGCGGTAAAGAGCCAACACCAAATGTTAATGAACCAGTAATACCAACACTTCCAGTAAATTCTTGCTTATCAGTTTGAGCATCACCAAATTTTGATGAACCACTTGCGTATATTATTGATGATGAAATGTAAGTTACTTTTAATTCAGTTGCATTTATTGTACCAGCTACTGTTAAATCAGTATTAACTACTAAACCTTTATTTGGAGAAATTATTGCCGTTGCTGAACCTGATTTTAATCTATCCAAATCACCAATTGATGTAGCTGATATATTAAACAATCCACTACCATCTCCTCTAAACAAAGATGCTGATATTGATGATGAAATATTAAAAGAGCCACTAATTTGGGTATTTGCTTTTATTTGAAGTGGTGATGTACCAATTACTCCAATTACATTTGTTTGTACTGCAGAAGAACTAAAATTTCCTACAATATTAACAGATTCAGATGAGGCATTTAAAATAGGAGAACCACTTACAAAAAGTGATACACTATTTACACTAGTCTGATTTAAACCATTTGGATTATTACCGTTAAACGCCATTTAATATATCTTTTTATTATGTCAATTCTAATACTGAAACAATTACATCTGCCGAAGCTGCTAACGATGATGTAACTGAAATAAAGTCTGTTGCTTCTAATACAACTTTTTGGTCTCCACCTACCATAACATTTGAACTACCTTGTACAATTAAAGCATTCTTTACCAAAAATACGCATTTGTTTCCACCATTATCTCTAAGCATTACACTTACAGAAATATTTTGAGTTGATGTATTTGCTACATTGACACCAATTACAGTTGCTGCTGTTCCTGCCGGAGCTTCATATACTTTTACGCCTGTTATTCCGATTGAACTTGTTATACTATTTTTAAATGTATTTGCCATTTTGTTTTATTTTTATCCTAATGCTATTGCAAAGGCTATTGCCGAATCTAATACGTCCACACCATCTACTAAATAACCACCTTGTGTTAATCTAATAGAACCAGTAATTATTTGAGAACCAGTAACAGATAATCTTTGATTTATATTAAGAAAATCAAAAGATGCTTGAGATACATCAATAGTTCCTTTAAATGAACCAGTAAATGAACCAGTAAATGAACCGCTTAAATTTGCGTATGCATTTGAAGCTTGAATAATTGAACCTGAAAATATTGGACTATGTATTACCATCTATATCTATATACTTTTGTGTTATGTGTATAAATATAAATAATTTTCCTTTTAAGGTTTCACAGGCCAAGTTATACTAAATGGATTGGGTTGAGATGTAATATCTCTTAAAGATTGTCTGTATTCAGACCAAATTGCTTTTGTTTCAGCTGATACATCTGCTAATTGTGTCCAATCACACTCTACCAATAATTCATTTCGAGTTTCTCTAACAATAAACCATTGATTTTCTAATCTATAATCTATTTCAGTTTGAGATGCATTGGTTTGAATCCAATTTTGATAATATACACCATCAGTTAAAACAGGCGTTCCTTCGGTGATATTTTTTGTGTAATCGGTTGGCATTGGAGTTGGAGTAACTACATACATATCCCACTCTATCAATGATGTATCAGTTAATTCGCTAGGTAAGCTTACATTTGGAAATGCTGCTCTTAATTGAGGAATACTATAAGGATAGTTTATTGTTTCATCTATAATTCGTAAATACATATTATTTAAAGTTTACAGGTATTGATGCAAAATTTGATAAACCAGTACAATTGTTGAATGCATCAGTTCCAGATGGAGTTGGAGTTCTTAACCACAATTCAGGTGCAGTTCCCGTTAATGAATTTACAGTTGAACTCATATTATAAATATTATTAAAAATAGTTACGTTTGTATTAAATGTAAATTGTAATACATTTGTTAATGCTCTACAATTTCTAAAAGTTGATGAAAAGTTTACTACTAAAGTATTAGTATCAAATAATGTAGAAGGTACTGATGTTAATCCAGTACAAGCAAAAAAGCAAGATGCAAATGTTGTTGCTAAAGTTACATTATCAAATAATCCAGTTGGTACGGTTGTTATAGTTGTTATACCAGAAAAACTATCCGTAAATGTTGTTGCGTTTGGTGAATAATCAAATACATCCTCAGGAATTGCTGTTATTCTAGTACCTCTCATAAAAGAGGCAAAAGAAACTACCTCTGCTAAACCAGTATACCCACCCACACCACTCAATGAAGCACTTCCAGGTATTGCTGTCAAATTAGTACATCCATAAAAATTTATAGTTCTTAATCCAACAATTCCCCATTGTACTAATTCCGTAACAAGAGTTCTAATACCAGCATTATTATCGACACGAAAACCTGGCATAAATCCATTTATAGTAATTGTATAAGTTCCGGCTGTTACAAAGGTATGTATTCTATCTACTGAATTTGATGATGTTATTAGTGGTGATGATGTAGAATCTCCCCAGCTAATCGTTAAATTAGGAGTTAAACCACCATAATCTACTAAAGGAGTTGTAAATACAGTATTAGCCGTAGTCGTTGTTATTCTAAATACAAACGGAAAAACTGCCGATGTTTCTGATTCTACTAGTCTTCTAAATATTCCCATAACTATAATTATTAACTTAAGTTTTTACCTGTTACAAATCCATAGTAAGATGTTCCACCATTATAAGTGTAGAATACTAAAACATCAGTTCCAGAAGAAGTAAGTATTGGCGCACTTCCACCAACCCAATCAACACTAGCAGGCCAAGTAATTGCATATGCTCCGGCATTTACGGTTACTAATGTAAATCCAAATCCAATTGGAGAATTAGGTGCGTTTGTTATTGTTATTGTTGCAGTTCCGTTAAATTGTCTTCTAAAGTTGTTTGCTGTTGATAAATCCAATGTTGCACTTCCACCAGTTCCTAAATCATTAAATGTTTCTCTATATGTTGTTGATATTACGTTACCTACTACTGCTAAATTCGTACCATCAAATGTTATATTACTTTCAACAGTTGCACCAACGGGTGCATTTGTGTAAGTTAATAATCCATCATTGGTTGTTCCAACCAAAGAAAATCCATTTGTACCAGAAGTTCCAGATGAAAATGCCGGTGAATTAGTACCCGATGTACCATTTGCACCACTAGTCCCAGATGAACCAAAGAATGTACCATTTAATCCAGAAGTACCATTTGCACCACCACTACCAGAAGTACCAGATGAAAATCCCGGAGCGTTTGTACCTGATGTACCAGAAGAACCGGAAGCGCCAGTTTCACCATTAATACCACTCGTACCACTGCTACCAAAGAATGTACCATTAACACCAGAAGTTCCTGATGTACCAGAAGTTCCAGAAGTTCCTAATCCAGACGTTCCCGATGTTCCAGCCGTACCACTTATTCCAGAAGTTCCTGATGAACCGAACATTGTACCATTTAATCCAGAAGTTCCTGATGTACCTGAAGTTCCCGATGTACCAGCAGAACCAGATACTCCAGAAGTTCCTGATGTGCCGCTTGTACCACTACTACCAAACATAGTACCATTCAATCCAGAAGTTCCTGCTGTCCCAGAAATACCAGATGTGCCCGATGTACCACTTACTCCGGAAGTACCCGATGTTCCAGAAGTACCACTACTTCCAAACATTGTACCATTTAAACCAGAAGTTCCAGCCGAACCAGAAGTTCCAGAAGTTCCAGAAGTACCACTACTTCCACTTACTCCTGAAGTACCACTTGTACCACTACTTCCAAAGAAAGTTCCATTTAATCCAGAAGTTCCTGATGTTCCCGATGTACCAGAAGTTCCTGATGAACCATCCGTGCCATTTAAACCAGAAGTTCCCGATGAACCACTTTCTCCAGAAGTACCACTACTTCCAAACATTGTACCATTTAAACCAGAAGTTCCCGATGAACCACTTTCTCCAGAAGTTCCAGATGTACCAGCTCCGCTTGTACCAGAAGTACCATCAAAACCAGATGTTCCACTACTTCCAAACATTGTACCATTTAAACCAGAAGTTCCTGAAGTTCCAGAAGTTCCAGAAGAACCACTTTCTCCAGAAGTACCTGAAGTACCACTTATTCCAGAAGTACCACTACTTCCAAACATTGTACCATTCAATCCAGAAGTTCCTGAAGTACCATCAGTACCATTTATTCCCGATGTACCACTTGTACCACTTGTACCAGACGTACCATCAGTACCATTTATACCAGAAGTTCCTGAAGAACCAAAGAAAGTTCCGTTTAATCCAGAAGTTCCTGAAGTTCCGCTAGTACCATCCGTACCATTTATTCCACTCGTTCCACTACTTCCACTTTCTCCCGATGTTCCAGAAGTACCGCTACTACCAAAGAATGTACCATTTAATCCAGAAGTTCCAGAAGAACCATTTTCTCCAGAAGTTCCCGATGAGCCATTTTCTCCAGAAGTTCCTGATGTTCCCGATGTACCATCAGAACCACTTACGCCGCTTGTACCACTACTACCAAAGAATGTTCCGTTTAAACCAGAAGTTCCTGATGAACCATTTTCTCCAGAAGTTCCTGAAGTTCCTGATGTGCCACTTGTACCGCTTGTACCAGAAGTACCACTACTACCAAAGAAAGTTCCATCTAATCCAGATGTTCCTGATGTACCACTTGTACCACCACTTCCAGATGTTCCAGAAGTTCCATCACTACCACTTGTGCCGCTTGTACCGCTTGTTCCATCACTACCAGAAGTTCCTGATGTTCCAGAAGTTCCATCTGAACCATTTGTACCGGATGTACCAGCTGAACCATTTGTACCTGAAGTTCCCGATGTACCACTTGCTCCAGAAGTTCCTGATGAACCACTTTCTCCAGAAGTTCCTGAAGTTCCTGATGTACCATCAGTACCAACACCACTTGTACCACTTGAACCAGCACTACCATTTGTGCCACTTGTACCAGATGTGCCTGAAGTTCCAGATGAACCACTTTCTCCAGAAGTTCCTGATGTACCAGATGTACCATCAGTACCAACGCCGCTTGTACCAGAAGTTCCTGATGTACCGCTTGTACCAGATGAACCATCACTACCACTTGTGCCCGATGTTCCCGATGTACCAGAAGTTCCCGAAGTTCCCGAAGTACCACTACTACCACTAGTACCACTTGTACCAGATGAACCGTCACTACCACTTGTACCAGATGTACCGCTTGTTCCAGAAGTTCCCGATGTACCGCTTGTACCAGATGAACCTGATGTACCATCCGAACCAGAAGTTCCTGATGTTCCAGAAGTTCCAGAAGTTCCCGATGTACCTGAAGTTCCAGCCGAACCAGTTGAACCAGAAGTTCCTGATGAACCAGAAGTTCCCGATGTACCATCTTGTCCAGCTGAGCCGGATGTACCAGAAGTTCCTGATGTACCATCTGAACCAGTTGAACCAGATGTACCACTTGTTCCAGATGTACCAGAAGAACCACCACTACCAGATGTTCCACTACTACCACTATCACCACCACTACCAGAAGTTCCCGATGTACCAGAAGTTCCCGATGTACCAGAAGTTCCCGAAGTACCACTACTACCATTAGAACCAGAAGTTCCTGAAGTACCCGATGTACCAGAAGTACCTGCTGTACCAGCAGAACCATTTGTACCGCTTGTTCCCGATGTTCCAGAAGTTCCTGATGTTCCAGAAGTTCCTGATGTTCCAGAAGTTCCTGATGAACCACCACTTCCTGCAGTTCCATTTGTACCGCTTGTTCCTGATGTTCCTGATGTTCCAGAAGTTCCAGAAGTTCCTGATGTTCCGCTTGTGCCTGATGTTCCAGATGTTCCGCTTGTGCCTGATGTTCCAGAAGTTCCCGATGTCCCAGATGTTCCAGAAGTTCCCGATGTTCCAGATGTTCCAGAAGTTCCCGATGTTCCAGAAGTTCCAGAAGTTCCAGAAGTTCCTGATGTTCCTGATGTACCAGAAGTTCCTGATGTTCCTGATGTACCAGAAGTTCCTGATGTACCATCTAATCCAGAAGTTCCAGAAGTTCCTGATGTACCAGAAGTTCCTGATGTACCAGAAGTTCCTGATGTACCATCTACTCCAGATGTTCCAGAAGTCCCAGAAGTACCGCTTGTACCACTTGTACCAGAAGTTCCTGATGTACCATCCGTTCCACTTATACCAGAAGTTCCTGATGTACCAGATGAACCCACAGCTGCTGCTATATTTCTATATCCTAATTTTTTTGTTACTGTATCCCATATTACTACTTGCTCATATGATGCAGATGGTAAATTTCCAAAAAATACACTACCACTCACACCCAAACTAGCACTAACTACTAAAGATGCTCTAAAAGTTTGGTCAGTATTAATTTGTAAGAACGATGAAGTATCACTTCCAGCTGCATTTAAAGCGTATGATGCGGTAAATGCAAATATTGCCAATGAAGCCGTACCAACTCTCATTGATGCGGTTTGGAAATTTTGTATAAAGTTAGCCGTATCAACGTTTGATGCATTTTGTGCAAATAATGCATATGATGCGGTAATTGCTAAAGAAGCAGTACCAACAGTCATTGAAGATGTTCTACTATTTCTTACATAATCAGTTAAATTAAGATTACTTAAATCAGCTACATATGATGCAGTTTCTGCAAATTTAGAATTTAAAACAGCCATTGAAGCTGTTTGGTCATTTCTTACATAAGCGTTTGCATTTGATAACGATGCTGATAATGCTACCAACGATGCCGAATCAAATCCAGTTACAGCGTCTGCTAAAGCTGCTCTCCTAGCATAAGATGCCGAATAAACTTCACCAAATACCCTATCTCCATTAATAGTTCCATTTATTAAAGAACCACCACTACCAATTACAACATGTCCAGATGTTAATCCACTAAATACAATTTGTATAGTATCATCATCAATTGATTTTATTGTTCCAGGTAAAATTTGGTCTTCAGAACCAGTAGCGTACACCTGAACCATTGGATATTTTATACCCAAATTGTGTACAATAGTTAAATTACTTACATTATTAAATGCTACTGTTTCAGTTAATGATGTTTCCGGCTGAGGTATGAAATATCCTTGTGTTGGATTGAATCTTAAAATATCATATTCTGCACTAGCCGTAGCCCCAACTCCTTGGAAATTATATGTACCTAAGAATGAACCGGTAAATAATTGAGATTTAATAACATTACTTGCCGTAATATTATTTACTAATATTTTATTCAATACATTCAAATCACCTTGTATAGATGCTGATGTATTTACAACTAATCCTAAATTTGGAGAGATTTGTGCAGTTACAGAACCAGATTGTAATAGAGAAGTTTCAAATGCTAAATTAGCGATATTGATATTTCTTAATCCACTACCATCTCCAATAAATGAAGAACCAGATGCTGCTATTACATTTCCACCACTAACAAATACCGAACCACTCACAGTTAGTGAACCAGAGAATATTCTTACAGATGTATTTACTTCAAATCCTTTATTTGGAGATATCACACCTTCAACCGAACCAGATATAACTCTATCTAATTTAAGGTCTTGTAATGCGTTTGCCGGAATGTTAAATAATCCACCACCATCACCAATAAATAATGCAGCTGTTATAGGTACGTTTACATCTAATTTTTCTGGGTCTACAATTGCTCTACCAGAACCAGATTGAATTATACTTAATTGTAAATCTTCTAATGCCGATGCTGGGATATTAAACAATCCACCACCATCACCTTCAAAACGAGATGATGATATCGAACCACTAATACTTACCGAACCAGTGAATATAGAACCATAATAAGAACCAGAATTAGAACCTACACTTGAGAATACACCATTCGTTGTTACTACAAATTGTATTCCACTTTGAACGGATGCCGTTGCAGAACCACTTGCTATTAATGGAGCTGCAGATGCTTGTACATTCGTTAATTGAGAACCATCTCCAATGAATGAAAATGCTCTAACACTACCACTTACGTCAATTGAACCCGTAAATCTAGAACCAATGGCCGAACCAGTTGCTCCAGTTGTTACTACAAAGGAATCACCACTTTGAACCGATGCAGTTGCAGAACCACTACCAATGAATGGTGCAGCTGCCGCTTGTACGTTTGTTATAAATCTACCATCACCTAATATAAATTGAGCTTTTAAACTACCACTAACATCAACACTACCAGTTATACGAGTACCAATTTGATAATTTAAGCCAGAACCAGTTGCACCGGTTGTAACTACAAAAGTATCACCACTAGCTACCGAAGCCGTTGCAGAACCACTTGCTATTAAAGGTGATGCTGCCGCTTGTACATTTGTAATTTGAGAACCATCTCCTATAAATCTAAATGCTCTAACACTTCCACTTACATCAACACTTCCAGTAAATTGAGAACCAAACTCAGAACCACTAAATATATTAGTTGCTATTACTTTAAATCCAAAATCAGGACTTACAGATGCCGTTACTGAACCAGATACAATAAACGATGATAATAGTGCATCTTCAGTTAATGCAGAACGAGGAATATTTCTAAGATATGTTCCATCAGCAAATATAAATGATGATGAATCTATAAATAGTCCTCCGCTTGTATCATTTACAAATAAACTACCAGATACGGATATTGAACCCGTAAATTGAGATGCTATTTGTGTAACAAAGAAACTTTCACTTACTGATGAAGTAAATGGTGTTTTTACTATAAATCCAAATACAGGAGATACCGATGCTGTTACTGAACCTGATTTAATTTCAGATGAAGCTAATGCATCTTCAGTTAATGCAGAACGAGGAATATTTCGTAAATAAGTACCTTCTGAATAAATAAAAGAAGATGAATCAATTAAAATACTTCCACTAAAAGATGAACCACTTTCAACTGATTCAACAAAAAATCCTTTTTGTGGTGATACCGATGCTGTTATACTACCAGTTGCTATTCGTACTGCATCACCAGTAATATTTGAGAAAGGAATATCAAATAATCCTTTACCACTACCACTAAATACAGAAGCAGTTACTACACCAATTACTTTTGTATCTCCAATTAATTTTATTTCTGCTGGAACATATAATGCATCTACTACATTAATAGTGCCGGCCATTGAACCATGTAATTGACAATTATAATAAAGTGTATTCGGTGCACTTCCTGAAACTAAAAATGTTATAACACCAACATCATCACCATTATTAGTTACCCAAGTATCATATGAGTTTGCAGTACCTGTACTATTTGTATCTTTAATCCAAAATGGATGCCCACTAGCATTTACATTAAATGTATAATTTACATTTCTAACTAAAGTTAAAGTTGGGTTTGAACCACTTACTAATCTATTACTTATATTATATGCACTACTTCCAGCATTGGTTACGTTAAATACAGTATCTATATCAGAATATGCTAATTCTCTTGCAGAAGATGATACTATAAAACTTCCACTAATTGTAGAAAATGTATTTACTCTAAGCCCATAATCAGGCGAAATTGATGCAGTTACCGAACCACTTGCAATTCTATTAATTTTAAATGATAATGCAGATTCAGGAATATCAGATAATCCAGCACCACTACCACTAAAGAAAGAACCAGTCTCAACTCTAATATATCCACCAGTTACAAATAAACTACCAGTAAATTGCGAACCACTTTCAGCTGATATTACTCTAAATCCAAAATCAGGAGAAACAGATGCAGTTACACTACCACTTTTAATTTCGGTAGATATTAAAGCATCTTCGGTCAATGCGTTTCTAGGAATATCTTTTAATCCAGCACCAGAACCAGAGAAAAATGAGCCAGTCTCAACTCTAATGTATCCACCAGTTACAAATAAAGAACCTGTAAATTGAGAACCACTTTCAGCTGATATTACTCTAAATCCATCATCAGGAGAAACCGATGCAGTTACACTTCCACTAGCAATTCTTTTTAATTCTTCTGATAACGCTGAAAATGGAATATCTGTTAATCCTTTACCACTACCACTAAATACGGATGCTGATACTGAACCAGAAAAGTTTGATACTGAAGCGAATACCTCAAATCCTCTATCAGGAGAAATTGATGCAGTTGCCGAACCAGAGAAAATTTTAGAAAGGTCTAAGTTTGCCAATGCTGATAGTGGGATATCAAATAAATTTTTACCACTACCAGAATAAGATGAACCACTTGCTAATGATATATTACCACTAACAAATAAACTACCAGTAAATTGAGAACCACTTTCCGCAGATAATACTTTAAATCCAAATTCAGGACTAACCGATGCCGTTACACTACCACTTTTTATTTCAGTAGATAATAAAGCATCTGGCGTTAAAGCTGCTCTTGGTATATCAAATAATCTAGCACCACTACCGCTAAACGAACCACTGGATATTTCTATACTTGAATTTCCAAATATACTACCACTTAAAAATATACTACCAGTAAATTGAGAACCTTTATCAGAAGATACTACTACGAATCCAGAATCAGGACTTACAGAAGCTGTTACCGAACCAGATACTATCTTTGTTGCAACTTGAGGTGGTACGTTTATATTTGTTAATCTACTACCATCTCCTTGAAATGAACCACTAAAGCTTGAACCACTAATTTCTTGTCCAATTAAATTTCCAAATATAATTAAAGAACCACTAATATCAACAGACCCACTAAAAGTTGAACCACTTTCAACTGATTTTACTAAAAACCCATCATCAGGACTTACAGAAGCCGTTACAGAACCACTTGCTATTCTAGGAGAATCTCCAGTAAATGCTGCTCTTGGAATATTAAATAATCCCCCACCATCACCTTGGAAAAACGAACCACTAAATGAGCCAGTAAATTCTCTAGCTCTAATAATATCACTAACATCCAAACTTCCTGTTATGGTAACACCATCACCTTTTTGCAATAATCCATCTACTATATTAATAGTACCAGCCATAGATGCATGGAATTGACAAATATAATAAAGTCTATCAGGTGCATTTGATGGTACTGCAAATATTAAAGTACCAACTTGACCTCCATTATTCGTTACACCCGTATTATATAAATCGTTTGTTCCGGTTGTATTAATTGTTTTTATTTGAAAAGGATGTCCGCTTACATTTAAATTAAAAATATAAGTTATACCTCTTACTAATGTTAATGTTGGATTCGAACCAATAGCTGCCCCAGTAAAATTATAATTTAAATTATCATTATTAGTTACGTTAAATACAGTTTGTATAGATTCGGATGGAAAATATTGCTTAGATGCTGAAATAAGCATACTTCCACTAAATGTAGAGAATGTATTTACCACCAATCCTTTATCAGGAGAAATTGATGCCGTTGCCGAACCGCTTGAAATCTTAGATAAGTCTAAATCTCTTAATGCTCTTACTGGAATATCAAATAATCTAGCACCACTACCAGAGTAAGATGAACCAGAATTAATTTCAATTCCACCACTTACAAATAAACTACCAGTAAAACTAGAACCACTTTGTGCAGATATTACTTTAAATCCAAAATCCGGAGATGTTGATGCCGTTACACTACCACTTGCTATTAATGTTGCTACCAATGCATCCGGAGTTAATGCTGAACGTGGTATATCGAATAATCTTGCACCACTACCAGAATAAACACCACCAACACCCAATTGAATATTACCAGTAACAAACATGCTACCAGTTATCTGAGAACCAACCGTAGCAGATTCTACTCTAAATCCAAAATTAGGTGATACCGATGCCGTTACACTACCACTTGCTATTAAAGTTGCATCCTCTGCTAAAGCTGATTGTGGAATATCAAATAATCCCTTACCACTACCACTAAACATTGATGCGGATACTGGAAATTGGAATGTTGAGAATGTATTTACAACCAATCCAGTGTTTGGTGCGATAGATGCAGTTGCAGAACCACTTGCTATTAATGTTGCTGTTAAAGCTGGTAAATTAAATAATCCTCTACCATCTCCAATAAATAACGATGCTGATATACTACCACTAATATCCACACTACCAGTAAATTCAGAACCACTTAATGCCGATTCAACTTTAAATCCATATGTAGGGTCTACGGAAGCAGTTACACTACCACTAGCTATTCTAAATGAATCACCACTAAATGCAGAACGAGGAATGTTAAACAATCCAGCACCATCTCCAGTAAATGCACCAGATACAGAACCTGTTATTTCTTGGGCTTTAAGAGAACCAGTTATTATAACACTACCACTAATATTAAGTGAACCAGTTATTTGTTGTATATCTAATATATCATCTCCAAACTTATTTGAACCCGATGAATATATTACAGATGATGAAATATAAGATACTACTAATTGTTCTGCAAATATAGAATCTCTTACAATTAAATTTCCTTGAACTGTTGTATTTGTATTTACAACTAAATTGCCTCCTATAAAAGATGCAGTTGCTGAACCACTAGCTATTCTAATTGCTGCAGGTAGATTTGTTAAGTTACTACCATCCCCTTGAAATGAACCAGAAAAAGAACCTGAAATTTGGTCTAAACTAATTGTTCTTGCAAATCCTCTATTACCTTCACTATCCGAAACTACAATAGCAGGATTCGTTAATAATGATGCAGAAAAGCTAGGAACACCCAAATTCGGCTCTGCTTGAGATAAATCCAAGAATTGATACCTGTCAGATGTTACATTTTTCGGGCTTACAACCCTTACCCTGCCCGTTAATAGATTACTTATTGCCATGCGTTACTTTCCAGCTTTGTTATAAATATAGAGAATCCCTTATAAATATCAATCAATGATATTATTGTTATTCATTTGCACTTTCTAACAAAGAAAGAACCACAGTCAATTGAGTTGAACCAGAAACAATAAATCCATAAGTTTCTTCCAATACTAATTTACCAGAAACCACCGGTGAAAGTGAATCAGCTGGTGGTATTGTTACGTTAGTCACTAATCTTACAGCTTCCTGTTCAATAAATACAGGAGCTTCAATTGTTTTTTTAATTACATCTACCAAAGAATTTACAACATATATAGATGCAGAAACTCCAGCGTTTGTTCCGTTATTAAATGATGTCAATACAGATTGAGTAACTCCACTTTGAAATAATAATGGTGAAAGTGCAGAACCAGTTACAGATTCGTTTTTTATAATTTGATTTGATAATACTTTTAAATAATCTAAAGCAAATATAGATGCAGAATATTCAGTTGAATCAATTAAAGATACACCATTTTTATCAAAGTATGCTTTTGCTGCTTTATTTGTTCTAATTGTTGTGTTATTAACGATATCATATTTTATTGCATCCACATCATCCAAAGTATTTTGTTCAAAATAAGATGATATAAAAGTAAATGGAGTTTCTGATAAACTATTTTGGTTTTGTGTATATGCTGCAATTTCTTTTCTTAAAAATTGTCTATTTGCATTTAATAATAAAGATGCACTAGCAAAACTGCCACTAAAATTTAATAAATTTACAGAAGAACTTATAAATGAACTACCACTATATACATTTCCAAATTCAGGTACAGGTATTTCTTTATTTGATGTTACAAATATAGTTACGGGTTGTGTTACCAAACTATTATTTGTAATTTGACAAGATAACACAATAGATGACACACCTGCCGGTGTTGTATAAATTTCATCGGGCTCTCCAGTCAATCCTGTTACTACTGACTGAAACCGATTTAAGGGTACAAAAACTTCTGCCATTTTTTTATTTTTTTATTTTCTTTTTTATATTTGTAGTGCCAATGAGAACGGAGTTACTAATGAGAATAGAGATTTACTAAATGTTCTACCCACAAGAGTACCAGTTGCCTGATTAATACTTAATCCCGTACCAATTCTAAAGTCACCATCCTGATTACCAGATGTGAAGAAGATTCTACCTCCACCCAATTCGGTAATTTCGTATATTGGGTCAGCCACACCACTACCACCCTGATTTGGAGGAAGTGCTTTGAATGTCACACCACTACCATTATAAGAGTAGTCAATACCAGTTGCTACAATCAAAGAACCAAATGATTCTAATGGTGCCCCAGCTGCTATAAACTCTGCTCTAGTTCTTAGATAACGATTTGTTTCCAATGTTTCTAATAATTGGTCTCTAGTCACAGCTATTGCACTTCCGTACTGACCATCATAATATGAAGATGCTGCTCTGATTCCTCTTTCATTTCCACCATACAATAAATCCGTTACAGCTGCATCTACAATAAATCCTGTATCACGTGAACAACTTGCCTCATTATATACTAAATATGGAAAAGCTCCATTTGTATATCCAATTGCTCTTTGTTTCAATTCATCTTTACCAGATTTCAATCTTTCAGCTGCTTGTCTTCTCTTAGTAGATGGTGCTAAGTAAGTTAATAGAGTATTTGCTACAATTTTTTCAGATATTCCTCTTGCGAAGTTTATGCCATCTATCGTTTGCTTCTTTTGTCCATTATTATCACCATAACTATCTAATATTGCTACTGATGGGAATTTATAATAATATGAACCAGCTTCAATACTTCTTTCATTACCACCATAAACTAAGTCAGTTCTGATTGCATCTATGATAAATCCTAAATCTCTACTACAACTTACTTCATTGTATTTCAAATTACTCCAAGATGAAGATAAGAATAGTATAGTTTCTTTTTGTATCAATTCTTTATTATCTGTCAACAATTTTGCTGTTGTTAATAGAGATGCAGATGGTACTAAATAAGTTGGATTAGTTATTACTTTTTTAGCTGTCTTTCCAGCATATCTGATACCAGTAAGGGTTGGGTCTAATTGATTTTGAGTAGATGGTACACCTTTATTGATTGCGTTAGAAGGATATAAGTAATAATACTGTCCTGCTATCACACTTCTTTCTTGTCCACCATATAATACATCCGTTGCTGCTGCATCTATTAGGTATCCTACATCTCTCTTACAAGTTGCTTCGTTATAATATACACCACTCCAAGAAGAACTTACATAAGCAATAGTTTCCTCTGCCACAAATGCTTTATTCTTTCTTAATAAATCAAATGATGCCGATGCTTGTAATGATGCAGTTACGAATTGTATATTTTGTGCAATCTTTTGTGCTATTCTACCTGCGTAGTTTATACCATCAATTGTTTGTCCTAATTGTCCAACACCATCACCATCACCTTCAACGATTGCCAACGATGGATATTCGTAATAGAATTTACCATTCAATACACCTCTTTCATTACCACCATATAATAAATCGGTAGTAACACCATCTAATATATAACCAGTATCTCTCTTACACTTATCTTTATCATACTCAAATGTACTCCAACTAGCAGTTAAGTAAGCTAAGGTTTCATTTTGTATAAACTCTCTATTTTTTCTTAATAAATTAACCGATGCTGATACTAATTGTGATGCTGTCACAAATGTTAATGATGCCGCAACATTTTTAGAAAGTTGTCCTGCGTAATTAACACCTGTCAATGTTGGTTGTAATTGTGCACCTTGCGCTTGTGATGGATATAAGTAATAGAACACCCCAGCGTTTGTACTTCTTTCGTTTCCACCGTATAGTAAATCCGTAGAAACTGCATCTATAATATGACCAACATCTCTCTTACAAGTTGATTCAATGTAAGATGCGGTACTCCAAGAAGAAGATAGATACGCAATAGTTTCATTTTGTATAAATTCTCTATTCTTTCTAATCAATGCGTATGATGCCGATACAATTGCTGATGCCGTTACATAAGTTACGTTTTGAATTACCTTTTGTGCTAACTTACTTGCGTAGTTTATTCCATCAAGCGTTTGATTCAATTGTGCTCCTTGCGCCTGTGATGGATATTGATAATAGAATATACCATTAAATAATGATGCTGAATTTGAGTTAAATATTAAATCTTCAGCTGCTCCACTTATAATCAATCCCACATCACGTCTACACTTACTTTCATCATAAGATGCAGTTGACCAAGATGATGATAGATATGCGATAGTTTCATCCTGTATAAATGAAATATTATTTTTTAGTATTCCGTATGCAATCCATCTATTATCATTACTTACCGGCGTTGTATAAGATGAAGTTGGTAAACTTAATGATGCGGATACTATTGCTGAACCAGTTCCGTTAGCAACTATGTTAGTTACGATAGCAATTGATGCTGATAGTATTGTTGCTTCAGTAGAAGTTGCCGATGATGCTGAAATATATTGATTAGCGTTTGTTACTTTAATATTTGCTAACGTATTAGGTATAGTTTGTGGTGTTGGTATTAATGTACTACTAATAGATGCCGTTGTTATTCTAGCTGCGTACTTAATTGCCTCTACCGTTTCCACAACTTGCGAACCAGACCCATTAGCTTGAGATGGGAACTCATAATAGTAATCTGCGTTCTTTCTACTTCTTTCATTACCACCATAAAGTAAATCAGTTGCTACTCCATCAATGATATATCCTAAATCTCTATAACATTTACTTTCACTATAATCTAAGTTAGGGTATTTAACATTTACAAATGCAATACTTTCACTTTGTATGAATACTTTGTTAGCTTTTATTAAATCGTATGCGTATTGAGCTTCCAAAGATGCTGTAAATACCTGCTTATTAACAACTACATTCATAGCTGTTCCTTTAGCGTATCTTATACCAGTCAATGTTGGTTCTAATTGTGCGTTTGTAGCTTGAGATGGATAATCATAATAGTATCTACCTGCTACAACACTTCTCTCATTTCCACCATATAATAAATCAGTTGCTACTGCATCTATAACGTATCCAATATCTCTCTTACAAGTAGTTTCGTTATAATCAAAATTACTCCAAGAAGAAGATAGATATGCAATTGATTCACTTTGTATAAATCCTTTATTATTTCTTAATGAATTCCAAGATGCTGATGTTGGTTGGTTAATTGATGCAGATATATGTGTAAACGGAGTATTCAATACAACCTTTTCAGCCAATCCACTTGCGTATTTGATTGCCGTAATTGTTTGGTCTAATTGTGAACCAGTAGCTTGAGATGGGAAATCAAAATAGAACTTACCATTAAACAAAGATGCAGAGTTACCACCATATAAAAGGTCAAATGCAGAACCACTAAGGATTCCTGTCAAATCTCTTTCACATTTACTTTGTGTATATTCAAATCCACTCCAAGAAGAACTCATATAAGCAATAGTTTCATCAACTATAAATTTAGAGTTACTCACTAATAGATTATATGCTGAGTTTATTTTTGCATTTGAATTTGCTATTGGGAATGTTGATTGTTTAAGTCCAATTGAACTTGTACCATTACTTAATAACACATCAATTACCAAAGATAAAGATGCTGATATTAATTTACCTTGCAATCTTCCAGCAGCACTTCCACTTATTAATTGTGGGGTGTTAGTTACTTTAATACTTGCTGATGTGTTTGATATAATTGTTGGTAGAACCGATGTTCCATTTTCAATTACACTTAATATCAAATCAAATCCACTTGAAATCTTATTAGTATCAAAAGATGATGCTGATGTTGCTTGTCTTATAGGATTTACGTTTGTTACTTTTAAAGATGATGATGTATTTGTTACTAATGTAGGTAATACACTCAAACCATTTTTAACAACATTTACAACATTACCATAAGAAGAACTTACATTCGTAATTTCAGTTGATAAATTATATGAACCCGTACCAATTGTCTGCTCTTTAGAACTTATATGTAATAAAGTTGGTGTAGATAATTCAAATCCGTAATTATAGTTTCTTGCCAATGAATCCGGTACAAATGCAACACCATTTTCAATAATATCAGCTACATGCTTAAATGATGATGTAATAATATCTAATTCAGCTCCACTTGCCGATATTGATGATGAGTATTGAGTTGTGTTTGTTACTTTAATTAAACTATCACCATTTTGAACCAATACAGGTATAGTACTTATTGAATTTTTAGTAGTTCTAACAAATGTATGAGCTGCTTGTGGTAAATGTTTAATTGCCCCAGCTGATGCTGATACAAATGTGTGAATTGATTGAGGTAGATGTTTTATAGCGTTTGCTGATGCTGATACAAATGTATGTATTGAACCAGAAGCACTTCCAGCATCCCCTACATTGATTGTAAAGATGCCATTCTGTCTTTGTAATCCATTAATACTTGCTGTCACAAATGTATGTGAGTTTGTATATGATGATGCTCCAATATTGATATTAAATGTATTTGGAGTTACACCAGATATACTTAACCATCTTCCGCTTGGATAATCGTATCCAGCCCTAGGGTAAGATTTTGAAACTACATTATCATCCAATACACAATTGTAAGTTAATGAGTTATCGGAAAGTTTAATATAATCTCCATTACTAAATCCATGAGATGCTATTGTTATAGTAACATCGCCAGTTTCAGCGTTATATGGTGCATTAGTTACTGTGTGTTGAGTAAATCCAACTGATTTTATCTCAATTGATTTTCCAAGATACGGGTCACCACTTCCACTTCTAGGATAACTATGTGTTGTTGCATTTCCGTCTTGGTCACAAGTAAATGCCATTGAACCCGTTGCTAAAATAACACTTCTACCAACACCTAAGCCATGCTGTCCAACAGTTACAGACATATCGCCCGTAAGTGCATTGTAATTAGCTGCAGATGGTGTAAAATATTTGTTAGCCGCAGATGCTCCAACACTAACCGTCAATGTAGTTGGTGTAGTATTAGTTATCATCATAGAACGGCCAGCGTATGGGTCTATACCAAATCTAGGATATGATTTAACCGATTGATTGTTGTCCATATCACAAGTAAATGCGATTGAACCCGTTGAAATTAGAATTCCTTCACCAATACTTAAACTATGTGTTCCTACTGTCATTACAAAATCTCCAGTAGCTGGGTCATAAGTTGCGTTAGTAGGTGTAAACTCTACATTAGGTCCTGATGCTCCAACATTAACAGTTATTGTATTAGTTGTTACTGATTGTATTTGTAATTTGTTAGAATATGCGTATTGTCCAATTGAAGGTAACTTATGTTCCGTTCTATTACCATCCATATCACAAGTGAATACAAATGATTCAGGTTTGATGTAAATACTATTATACTTTGTCAATGTATGACTTGGAATAGTAATTACAAAATCTCCATTAGCCGGATTGTATGTTGCCGTAGTTGGTGTAAATGATTTTACTCCGTCAGTTATAATTCCAGTTACTAAACCAAATGATGAACTAATTTGATTTACTTCAATTGTAGTTGCACCTAAAGATGACGTATATTGTGTAGTATTTGTTACCTTAATATTTCCATCAGTATTTGTAGTTAGTGTTGGTGTATTTAATTTAATATTTTGAGCTATTGCTTTAGCTAATGCTTTTGCATAATCAACACCAGCAACAGTTTCTCTAACTTGCGTACTCTTTGTTGCTAATGATGGATATAAATAATAATATTGTCCAGCTATAACACTTCTTTGATTTCCACCATAGAAAGTATCGGTTATAACTGCATCTAAAATATATCCAACATCACGTCTACACGTTTCTCTTAAATAAACTAAATTAGGGAAGAAAGCATCTATGTATTGTACAGTTTCATTTTGTATAAATTTTTTATTCTGTCTTAATAAATTAACTGATGATGTTGTAAATCCAGTTGGTGATATTAATACTTTATTTTCTATTATATTTTTTGCAGTACCAGCTACATAGTTTATTCCATCAAGTGTAGGTCCTTTTTGTGTTGCTACAGTTGGTGAAACCGAACCTGTTAGAATTGCTGCTGATGGATATAGGTAATAGTATTCTCCAGCTTTAGAGCTTCTCTCATTTCCACCATATACCAAATCAGTTCTAACTGCATCTATAATATGTCCAATATCTCTCTTACAAGTTGTTTCGTTATAATAAAATCCATCACCACCACTCCAAGAAGAAGATAGATAAGCAATTGATTCACTTTGTATAAACTTCTTATTATCAATTAATAAATTAAATCCAGTTAATTCAGATGTTGTTGGTGATTGCAATAATAAATTTGCTACAATCTTTTCAGTAATTCCTTTAGCGTATTTTATACCATCTAAAGTTTGATTTAATTGTCCACCAGTATCACCATCATTACCAACAGTTGCTAATGAAGGATATAAGTAATAATACTCACCAGCTTTAGCTACTCTTTCGTTACCACCATAAAGAATATCAGTTGCAACCGCATCTAATATATAACCAATATCTCTTTTACAAGTAGTTTGATTATAACTGAATGCACTCCAAGAAGAAGATAGATATGCAATAGTTTCATTTTGTATAAATGCCTTATTATTGAATATTAATTCGTATGCAGTAACGTTAGAATTGGATGCTGATACAAATGTTGAATTCTTTAATACACTATCGGTTAAATCTTTTGCGTATTTGATTCCACTTAATGTTGGTCCTAATTGAGATGTTGTAGCTTGTGATGGATATTCATAATAGAATTTTCCAGCATTTATACTTCTCTCATTACCACCATAAACTATATCAGTTGTTACCGCATCTAAGATATGTCCTACATCTCTCTTACAAGTTGTTTCATTATAAGATGCTGTACTCCAACTTGCCGAAATATAACTTATAACTTCATTTTGTATAAATGCTCTATTGTTATAAATTAATTCTTTTGCTTGTAATTTATTTTGAGATACTTTAGTAAATGTATTTCCTTTTAAAATTTTGAATGCGATATCTCTAGCATATTCAATACCAGTAACAGTCTCCTGTATTTGTGAACCAGTTGCTTCAGATGGATATAGATAATAGAATACTCCAGCATTTATTGTTCTCTCATTTCCACCATATAATAAATCGGTAGAAACTGCATCTATAATATGTACTATATCTCTCTTACAAGTCGATTCAACATATTGATGCGTACTCCAAGATGAACTTATGTAAGGTATTACTTCATCCTTAATAAAATCTTTGTTATTAACCAACAAAGTGTATGCATCTTTAACTTGTGCCGATTGAGTTACAAATGGAGTATTTAATACTAATTTTTGTGCTAAACGTGATGCGTATTTAATACCATCTAAAGTTTGATTTAATTGTGCACCTTGTGCTTGAGATGGAAACTGATAATAGAACTTACCATTAAATACGGATGCTGAATTTGCATTAAATATTAAATCTTCTGCAGAACCACTAAGTATAAACCTTAAATCACGTCTACACTTACTTTCATCATAAGATGCAGTTGACCAAGATGAACTTAAATATGCAATACTTTCCGATACTATGAAATCTAAGTTATTTTTTAGAATAGTATAAGCTGCTACTACATTTGAAGATGATATTGATGATGTGTATAAAGTTACAGTTGGTAATGAACCAATACCATTTGCTATTATATTTGTTACAATAGAAATAGATGCGGATATTGCGTTAGCTTCAGTTTGTGTTGCTGGCGTTCCTCCTAAATATTGAGTAGCATTAGTTACTTTAATATTATTATTTGTATTTAGAACAATAGTAGGTAACGAACCCGTTCCATTTTCTAATATGTTTATAATTTTATCAAAACTTCCAGATATATTTCTTGCTAATGAAGATGATATAATTACTGAAGATGTGAATTGATTTGTATTTGTTATCTTTACTAACGAATCGGTATTTTTTACTAATGTAGGTAAAGAACCAGTACCATTTTCAACAATATCTAAAACAATATTAAAACTATTATTTGAAGCTGTAAGATATGTAGATGATATTGATGCAGTTGTTATATAACTATTTGTAGTAGTTCTTTTAATTAAAGAATTTACATTTGTTACAATAGTTGGAATTGAACCAGTGCCATTTTCTACAATATCTAAAACAATATCAAATCCAGTAGTTACTTTTGTCTTTTCAGAAATAGCCGGAGTTATTGACGATGTTATTTGCGTACCACCTAAAACATTTACACCCCTATTTGTATTCTTAACAATAGTTGTTGGTATTGAACCAGTTCCGTTTGATAAAATATTAAGTATGTTACCAAATGAAGATGATACAATAAATTTATCGGATGTACTTACTGATATTGATGATGTAGTTTGCTGAGCAGTAGTTGCTTTAATTCCAGCTGCAGTATTTAATACTACATTAGGTGCTGAATTACTTCCACTTTCAATTACGTTTGCTACAATATCAAAACCATCTTCTATTGATTTACCACCAATTGCTACTAATTTTGCTAAACCTTTTGTAAAGTTTAACGAATCAATTGTTTCTTCCGATTGAACTCCAGTAGCTTGTGATGGATATAGATAATAGAATCTTCCAGCAGTTATACTTCTTTCGTTACCACCATATACTAAATCCGTAATTACAGCATCTACAATAAATCCAGTATCCCTATAACACTTACTTTCAATATACTCTAAGTTAGGATATGTTTCATTTGCATAATCAACGGTATTTTGTTGTAAAAATGCTCTATTAGTTTTTAATAAACTTGCAGCGTTTAATGCTGATGTAGATGGAGCAGATAATACAATATTTTTAATTATATTTTGTACTAATTGATTTGCGTAATATACACCAGTTATAGTTGGGTCTAATTGTTGTGTTGCAGAAGGAACTCCACCTACAATTGCTGCTGATGGGTATCTATAATAATATTCTCCTGCAAATCTAGTTCTTTCGTTACCACCATATACCAAGTCAGTTCTAACAGCATCTAAGATATATTTTGTATCTCTTAAACATTTAGCCTGATTGTATTCTGCTTCACTCCAAGAAGAACTTACATAAGCTACAACTTCATTTGCAATTAAGTTTTTGTTTCTTAATATTAAATTACTTGCATTTACTTTATTTCCTTCAGCTGCGACAAATACCGAACCAGTAACAATCTTTTGTATCATTCTACCTGCGTAGTTAATACCATCTAAAGTTGGAAGTAATTGTGAACCAGTTGCCTGAGATGGGTATAGATAATAAAATATACCAGCGTTTCTACTTCTCTCATTACCACCATAAACTAAGTCAGTTCTGATTGCATCTATTACGTGTCCTACATCTCTCTTACAAGTTGATTCGATATATGCCTGCTCACTCCAAGAGGAACTCAAATAAGCGATTGTTTCGTCTTGTATGAATACTTTGTTATTTACTAATAAGGATGCCGCATTTAGGGTATTAGCGGATGCTGTGGTGAACTCTACGTTTTGGATTACTTTTTGTGCTAATCTACTTGCGTAATTGATACCATCTAAAGTTTGTTGTAGTTGAGCCCCTTGCGCTTGTGATGGGAATTCCCAATAGAATAATCCGTTAAATACAGATGCAGAATTTGCGTTCCATATCAAGTCTTCTGCAGAACCACTCAATATAAATCCTAAATCTCGTCTACACTTAGTTTCATCATATTCAAAACCAGCCCAAGAAGAACTTAGATAAGCAATAGTTTCATTTTGAATAAATGGAATATTGTTTTTAAGTATTTCGTAAGCTGCTACACTATTAGATGATGTTACTCTATTTGTATATGTTTGGAAAGCAGGTGCCGAAAACTCACCACCTTCAATTATCTTTGTTACTATTGATATTGATGATGATATAAAGTTTACATTACTTGCACTTGCCGAATAAGATGCGGAAATATATTGTGATGTATTTGTTACTTTAATACTTGCACTTACATTTGATGTAAGAGTAGGTACAAAAGATAATCCACCTTCTAATATATCGGTAATTACTTTTATTGAAGAACTTAATTGTGTACTTTGAGTATTTGTTCCATAATACCCAGAACCAGTTATGTATTGTGGTGTATTAGTTACCTTTACATTTGAGTTTAGATTTGAAACTAATGTACCCAATGAACCAGTACCATTTGTTATTATAGTTGCTACATAAGCAATTGATGCTGATATAGATGATGTAACCGAACCACTAACTGCCAATGATGCAGTTGTTTGTGTTGTACCAGTTACAGCTATTGCATTTGCTTGAGATGATGTAAATACAGGCTCAGCTATCAATCCACCACCAATAATAGTATTCACAATATCAAAACTCCTATCAATTGTATTTACTTCATTTGGTGTTGTATATGATGATGTTATTTGAGAATCATTAGTTACATTTAATGGATTGTATTTATTCCAAATTAATCCAGTATTTTGTGCTAACAAAGATTTAATTGAACTCAATCCTCTTGCTACAATTCCTTCTATAATTGAGAATGTATTACCAATAGAAGTTTGTTGAGTTACTGAACCACTAAATGAAGATGATACGTTTGTTAAAGATGATGCTCTAAAATTCTTCTCATCATTATAAACAATACGTGGTGTATCTAATATTTGATTTTGAACAATAGTATCTCCAATAATTTTTGCGTATCTAACACCAGCAATAGTTGATGTTCTTTGAGTTGTAGTTGCTAAAGATGGATAATCATAATAATATCTACCAGCAGTTACACCTCTTTCAATTCCACCATATAATAAATCCGTTGCTACATTATCAACAATATATCCAACATCTCTTTTACAAGTTGCTTGATTATATTTTAAGTTTGGAAATGCAACATTGATAAATTGAATTGTTTCGTTTTGAATTAATTCTTTATTGTTTAGTAAATTATTATATGCCGATAGAGTTGTTGCATCAGGAGCTGTAAATGTTTTTTGTTTTAATAAATTATCAACCAACCCACTAGCATATCTGATACCATCTGATGTTTGTCCTAATTGTCCAACACCATCACCATCGCCTCTTACTATTGCTAAAGATGGGTATTGGTAATAATATTCACCAGCAATTATACTTCTTTCATTACCACCATATTTTGCATCAGTTGCTACCGCATCTAATATATAACCGGTATCACGTCTACATTTCGCTTCGTTATAATAAAAATTAGACCAAGAAGAAGATAAATAAGTTATAACCTCATTTTGTACAAATGTTTTATTATCTCTAATAGTATTCCAAACATCATCTACTTCAGTTGTTGGTTCTGTATATACTTTTCCTCTAATTAAATTTAATGAAACCCCAGCTGCATGTTTCATAGCAGTTAGCGTTGGTCCTAATTGTGTGGTAGTTGCTTCAGATGGGTATTGATAATAAAATAAACCATTTCTAATACTTTCTTCATTTCCACCAAATAAAAGGTCTTTTGCTACACCATTTACAATATATCCAACATCTCTTTTACAAGTTTCTTCCGGATATGAAAATCCACTCCAAGATGATGATACAAATTGTATTACTTCATCTTTGATAAATTCTATATTACTTACTAATATTTCATATGCCGTTACAACATCAATACCTGTTTTAGCTATTGAACCACTTTGTATTGTAGCTGGGTATGTTAATGTATTTTTAATTAATTCAAATGGAGTTGTAGATGAATTTACTATTTCAATCTTACCACCCATCGAACTTCTATTTTGAGATACATAATATAATCTATTTGGTGCGTTATATGGTACTGTAAAGGTTATTGTTCCTCTACTATCTCCATTATTTACCATACCAATATTATAATCATATTTTTCAGTAATACCTTCTAATTGTTCTGTTCTAATCCAAAACGGATATTCAATACCACCAAAAGTTTCTATTGCATCTACATTGAATTTGTAAGTTTCTCCTCTAAATAAAGTTAATGTAGGATTACTACCAATTCCTTCAAAATCAAAAGAAGAACTATTGTTATTTGTTATTACAAAAGATTTTTGATGATTAGCCGGTATTGGTAAAATATTACTACCAGTACCATTTGCTAAAATATTATAAACAATACTAAAACTTGCACTTACCGAATTTATTGTTGCTAAAGATGATGTTACACCCAACATTGTTTGTTCAACACTTCCACCCTTTATACTAGCGCTTGTGTTTGCTATATAAGTTGGTTTAACAGAAACACCTTTTGTAATAATATTAAGAATCGTTCCAAATGATGAACTTACACTTGACGTAAATGGAGATTCATTTGCTATTGGTTGAATTGTATCAGTACCTATTTGTCTACTAGCGCTTGTATTGGATTTAAAAGTAAACGAACCAGTACCATTTGCTAATATACTTAAAATAGCTGCGTAAGATGCACTTGTACTATTTAAATCATGTTGAGTAGCTGATATAGATGATGTTATTTGCTCTGCTCCTAAAATATTATATGGAGAATCAAATCCATATCCTTTTATAGAACTCTTTGCTAATAGGGTTGGAAAGTTAGTTACACCTTTATCAACAATTTCACTTATTAATGTATAATCAGAAAATATTTCATCAGCTGCAGTAGTTGATAGTGTTGTTGTAGCAGATACTCTACTTTGTGTATATAATGCCGGTGATGTTAAACGAATTCCCTCTGCGGTATTTAATTTTGTTATTGTAGGTAATCCGTTCTCCAATCCTTTATTTAGTACATCAACAACGCAACTCCAAGTTCCTCTTACTGAATCTCTAGCTTGAATATTACCACCACTACCAGAAATAAAACGAGAACCAGATGCATACATACCATACAAACCAAACGAAATGTTTGAGTTGTTTAGCGTAGCTTGTCCGCCATTGTTTACCCTAATTGCGTAATATGAGAAGTTATTAAAGAAAGATACCAGCTGAATGAATCCTCTACCATTTACCAAACACCCAACACCATTTGGAGAAATTTGAGTATAAGCATCCAATACCATTGAAGCCAACGGAGAGTCTGGGTCTATCACATCACCATTAACATAAAGACCACCACCACCTGGCGGAATATCTTCGTAAAGTTCGGTGAATGAATTCTCTTGGTTTGAAATTTGCGAGCAGTTCTGAACGTATGGTGAAGTTGTAATAAATGCACCCGGTTGGAAAGCAATTGCAAATCCCTTTTCAGGATTTATTTGGTCTGGATATAATCTCAATCCTCCCATCGTTACTTCGGCAATATAACATCCAGAGTTTACATAGAATAGGTCTTCAGTAGGAGTCTTAGCGTTAATTTTGGTAATACGCAAACCAGCACCCCATATTGTAGTGTTCTTAGGAAGTATAACAGGATTATCCTCTAAATACGTTCCCGCTTGAACCTTAATTACATATCCATTAAATACTGAACCAGTATCAAATCCATATCTACCATCGTATCCTGGAGTTGATAATGCGGCTGCTCTTTTAATTGTACGAAGTGGATACTGAATACTTCTACCATCGTTTGAATCATCACCATCAGTTGAAGATACATAAAGTGTAGGTAAGTTAGCACCAAAATCTTTTGCAAGAATACCGGCGTATCTTTGAGTATCAACTGCTAATACAGTATTTGAAGATGTTACAGAAAGAATTGTATTTGGTGCACCAGTTCTTAAATCACCTTCAATTACCAATGAACCAGTTAAAAATACAGAACCAGTTATTTCATTTCTAGATGATGTTGCCGAACCAAAAAAGAAACTTTGCGAAACAAAAATAGAACCACTAATAATGGTATTGTTGCCAATATTAATATCCTCACCAACTCTAAAAGAGCCGCTAATATTTTGTTGTTCTTCAATCTGTTTACGAGGTATTAATCTTGCCATTATTTTATACTATTTCTGCTATTTTTCCTTTTATTTCAAAATCAGTTGTTTTTACTTCATTTGGTAATCTAGTAATATCTGCCACAAAAGTAACAACTATGTTATTACCATCAACTAAAGCTGTGTATCTATCTTGTGGTTGCTTTACTCCAAATAAATATACATCAATATAATCCTTAACATTATCCAACTCTAAAATATCAAAAATAAATCTTTTATTTTGCAAAGTTAGTGTAAAATAAATTCCATCTACTACTTGTATAGTATTTGGATTATACGAATATATAAATGTATCCGTTGCTACTTGTAATACAAAGTCTTTAAATCCAACTCTATCTCTTAATTTTTGAGTTGAGTTTATATCTATATTTGGTACAGTTCTACCCATTTTTTGTAAATTTTTCAACGTCACCGTTTATTTTAACTTCATCAGTTTCATCAATTGAGTATGGATTACCAAATCTATCTAATTCAGGAAATTTAGCTTTTATAAAATTGATATAAAAATCATTACCTTTATTTTCAAAATAATAATCATTCTCTGATATAAATAATCCATTTATAAAAACATCAAATCTTGCAGATGGTCTTCTAAATTCTTCTAATTTAGTAAATAAAGTTTTTATTCTAACATTATCTACTTTAAAAATCCAAAAGTAAGGATGTACCAAATCGTAAGCAAATAACTCAAACTCATTTGGTTCATTAACTTCTTTCATTATATTTTTAAGCTGAGTTACATTCATATCTCTTGAAATTTACCAGTTACAGCTATCTCATCTACATTTTCTAAAGGAAATCCTAATCCAGTAAATGTAAATGTTATTTCATTAGTTACACCATTGTATGTGTATGTATATAATGATGGTGAAATAAAATCACCATTTATATAAATTCTAAACCAATTTACAATATCAAAAGTACCAACCAATTCAGATGGTAATATAGGTTTCTTAACACCCGTCAATTTAGCGGTGGTAGTATTTACAAACTCAGCCATTTGAGAGCCTCTAACAGCCACAAAATCAATAACCTGAGCGTATTCATTATACAATGATGGTTGATTAAATAAGTTTCCAGTCAAATCGGTTTCAACACCAAATACAACTCTCTTTTTTGAGTTCTCTTTTTTAACAATAGGAAGCTCATTAAATTTCTCAGGCAATAAATAAGCGTTTACATTCATAGTAAATGTAGTACGAATTATTCTTTCAGAACCAGCACCAACTTCTTGTTGATTATCAAACGAATCTATTCGGGTTCTAAATTTATATTTTTCTTCACTTCCCCAATATCTATCAGTAGCAAATTGAAATGCTTCTACAATATGATTCATATGTTCTGTAAAGGATGTCCAAATCATTACTTCGTATGTTACAGTTACATAATCAGGAACTCTTATATTATATAATTCCATTACAGGTTTTACATTATTTTGTAAACTAAATCTTTCGTATCTATTTTTTGCTGAATATTGTTGGTATGATGGCATTATTGCCGCATCTTTAAAATGTTGTAAAGATTCATCTCTTTGTATTGAATTTCTTTTAAACATTACCATAGGTATTTGTATTTTACCTCTAACATCTTTAAGATATCCATCCTTTCTAGCATTTTTCCATCTTTCGGCATTACCATATACTAAAGGAACTTTTACCTTTTTACCATTCTCCTCAACATCAGGTACAATTACAGATGACATGTATTCAGCAATAGTTGTATCAATATCAATTAAGTTTACACCCTTTTGATATTTTTTATCTATTGGTAATTGCTTTGCTCTATTTGTATCTTTTCTTTCCATTATACTATTCTCATTTCAGTTTGTATAGAACTACGTCTAGTCATAAATGTTGAACATATAAGTGAGAAATGTTCTTCCTCTCCAGTCCTGCCACCAATTAAAAAATCTTCAGTTACATTATCAATTTCAAAATAAGCATCGTTGTGAAATATAATATCACCAACTTCAGGATAAAATCCTGTTTCAGCTAATGTAAATCTATTAAAACGGAATTGTACAGTTTGAGATGAATCAGGTCCAAATCCTTCGTAATTAGCTGCAGTATCATCTCTTTGAATTATAGCGTTACATTCTACACCTTGAAAATAAGTTTTAGAAAGAGATTCACCATAAAGATTAGTTTTACTATCTTCAATAATAAGCTTGTAAAGTATAACAGCGGTTGTTACCACTGCATCTACTAATTCTCTAGAGATTCCTTCGAAGAATCTTATATCTCTACCTAATGCAAATCTTGCCATAATTATCCGATATAAATTGCCAAAGGCACTTTTTGTAACATTTCTTGTTGCTGTCTAGCTTCGTTAGATTTGTTTTCAAACTGAACCTTTCTACTTAGTTCTTCCAATGTTTCTCTTAATTGAGTCATTAGTGCTTCCTTTTCAGTTTGTGCTTCACTTCTCAATGCTGCCCCATCTAAACTAATTTCAGAACCCGGAATTGGAATAGTTGAATATTTTTCTCTAATAGCTCCCAATAATTCTTTTACTAAAGCAAGAGTATATTTTCTAATCCATTGTTTACCCACATCGTTTATAGTAGTATATTGAATAAAATCATATCCTGCGTTTGAAAAATCAGAAACTACATTTGATTTTACCGATGTAGAATTTGTTACAAAATCCCTTCTTACAAAATATTCAATATAAAGATTTGGATGAGTTGTTATTGTTGTACTTGTTGGTCTTGGGAATATAGTAAGTTTATTATCTATAATATTAAATGAATGTGCAGATTTTCTTATCTGGTCATTAAATTCAATAGCTTGTATTCTAAGTAAATCTTCAAATACAGGCATCAATACAAATTGTGCTGCTGGTGAATATGAACCAAATCCAAACTCATCAATTAGATTTAATGTACCTTGTCCACTTACTGAATACGGGTCAAAGAATCTATTAATTGCCGGAGTTGCTTCAAAATAAACTCTACTAACATCAATACGATTACCACTCTCACTTACAGCAGATATTAATGTATCTAAATTATACTCTTGCTGGCCTGCGGTTAATTGTATTTTTGTTTTCTTAATTTCAGTATTTCCACCAACTCCTACTAAAGTACCATATGCATCAGAAATTTGTACTAAATGTGGTAATATACTACCTTCAACCAATTTTCCAGAATAGTTAGTACCAGTATCTCTACCTTTAAGAGAATACAGGTCATTACGAATATTGAATTGATTAACTTGTGCAGAGTATTCGGAAACTGCTTCCTCAAAACATGCATAGAAGTTTTCATCCTGCAATTCTACGTTTTGAATAGGGAAACCCAATCTTCTAGCACACCAAAGTGCCATTTTAGGTGCATCTTCTTGAAACACATAATCATCATCGTAGATTCCAAAGGGAGTTTGTCCCGGAAAGAATGAAGATGAACCCGGATATATTAATTCTTGTGCCATTTATAAGTACTTTTTTTAATCGTTACCTATAAATATTAAGAATCAAAAGAATAGTGTTTGGTGGAGACTATAATCCGTAAGTTCCCCTAACCACATTAAAGTTTTGTGTAATTTCAGCTGCCGATAATGCTCTATTGTAAACTCTCATTTGGTAAAACACAGGTTGATTTGCCGTAATTGAACTATTCATTCTATCTATGTGGCCTGTTCCTCCATTTGTATGTCTCGCTCCAAAATAAAATTCACTTGTAGCGTATGAACTTGGGTTAGTAGATGTTTGGGTAGTACCTAATTGAGTACCGTTTAAATATAAACTTTTACTTGTTCCATTAATAACAAATATCCAGTGTCTTATAGCATTACTCGCTGTTATTGTACTGTTTACAGTATTGCTAGTTGGTGAGCCCCAAGTTATAGTAGTTGAATTTGGCATATATGCAAAATATCCTCTACTAAAACTATATGCCTCATTACCCCAAATAGTTGCCCAATATCCAGTTGGATTGAATGATGCTACAATTTCAACCGTTGTAGTTGTACTAGCTATATTATATGGAACACTAATAAAATCCACGCCGACACTTTGCAAAGTGTTATTTAATTTTATTCCACCACCATTATTAGATACATAAGTTGCTGAACCTGATATTATTGCGTTATATCCATTTCCACTTTCATCTATCCAAGTTGTTCCAGATGAGGGTGCGGTAAATAAATTAAATACTAATCCACTTCTAACTAAAGTAGTTCTTTGTGTTATAGAAAATCCGTTCTCAAATGTAATACTCATATTATGCTATTTCGTAACTTCCGTTAAAATATAACGCATCACCACTCCCCCAAGTAAATGGGAAAATTGATGATATACCACCTGCAGTACTTCCACCAAAAGATGGCGGAAGATTAGCTAGAATTTGCGAGGATATTGTATTAAGTGCAACAGCGCCATTCATTAATGCATTATACCAACCAGTACCACCAGAGCCATCAAGCAAAGATGCGGGTATTTGTATTGCGTATGCATTTATTGCTGCTACCGGTAATCCAATTTTCCAATCACCACTTCCGTATGTAGTAGTTGAACCCATAGTAATGCTTCCTCTTACAAAACAAGTCTTACCAATTACCTTATATGCTCCAGTTATAGTTCCATTACCAATTGCAGGAGGTGTAGCAGCTTCCCATGTTGGTGTATATGAAGTCCAAGCGTTATCAATTCTACTTTCGTTTATAGTTACCGAACCCGTTAAATTTGTTGATGCTGATACAATTAATGAACCGGTTATTAAATGTCTATCCGTTGAAATGTTACCAATATTTACTCCAGTACTTAATACTTGGAATTCGGAAGTACCTGTTGAAAATCCTACATTCAATGAACCGGTTAATCTTAAAGAACCACTAATATCAGCAAACCCACCATTATTAATATATAAATTACTACCACTATTCAATATTAAGTTTGAACCAGTTGCTAATAAAATTGAATCACTTATAGTAGTAGATGTTACAAATAATGAACCTGTAATTGTTTGATTACCATTAAATTGATTAGACCCAGTTGTTGCGAATGAGCCTGTCTTTGAGTTTAAAGACGCCGTTGCTTGTAATATTCTTGCTATCACACTATCATTAGAACCAGTGTAAGTATTCAATGATGCGGTTGTTTGATATATTCTTAATAAAGAACCTGTTGTAATATTAATAGAAGCAGTTGCTTGCATTAATCTTTGTACAATATTATCATTAGAACCAGTATATGTATTTAAAGATGCGGTTGTTTGTAAGATTCTATTTCTTACTAAATCGTTTGAAGATGTGTAAGTATTTATTGAACCAGTAAATGCGTTAAATAATGTTATATCACCAGAAGTTCCTGATGTGCCAGAAGTTCCGCTTACAGTAGATGTAGCTACAAATATTTTATGGTTATTAGCAAACCCTGTCGTTCCCGTTCCTGCTGATGATACCAATGTAACAGGTATAGTCCAATAAGTTGTAGGGACATAAGTAGGGGTAGCGCTAATTGTCCATATTTGATAGTTAGCTGAATCGTTTCTGTCTTGTATTGTTAATTTTTGCCCTGTTTGCCATAAAGATATAAATATATCAATATCTGTTATCGGGGTATCTGTTAAGTGATTTATGTTTATTTGGGTAGCACTTATCTGTGTTGCATTATTCCAAAGAATATGCCCACTTGAAGGTGCACCTGTAAAAGAATTTGCATCAGCTTCGTATAAGAATAAATTAGTTGATACACCATTGATACCGCTTGTACCCGAAGTTCCACTTACGCCAGATGTTCCTGATGTACCAGCTCCTCCACCTACACCAAATGAAGATGTTGCTATTTGTAATGTGCTTTTTCCAGTATTATCACCAACCCAAACATATCCTTCTCTTAAAGATGCGGTAAAGGATGAACTTACATTTAATGAACCAGTTACAACTATATCACCTGGAGTTGTTAGCGTTCCATATTGATTAAACGTCCATGTTTTTGCTAACTCATTATCTTCAAATACAGTTGTTATGTTAAATTGTCCAGTATGTAAAATACCTGCCCCATTTGTATCAAATGAAATGTTTCCACCTTTAAGATTAATATTAGGAGTATCTACTTTAACCGATGCACTTATACTACCATTTACATTTAATGAACCAGTTATCTCCACTGCATTTTCTGCAGCGTATATAAGATTACTTCTATTACCACCATCAATTCCATTACCTACAATAAAAGCGGATTGTACGGGTGATACAAAATTATATTGACCTGTTACGTGTTGTCTTTGACCCAATGCTATTGTTTGATAACCTTCTGCATGTGAATATGAGCCCGATGCTATTGTTTCTTGTCCTTCAGCATGTGAGTAATCTCCTTTTGCTTGTGTAAAATCTCCTTCGGCATGTGAGTAGTTTCCTATTGCTTTAGTAACACTTCCTTCAGCATGTGATTGGTCTCCGGTTGCTAGATTTCCCTCTAATCCGTGAATAAGAGAACCTGTTATAGTTTGATTACCATTAAATTGATTTGAACCGGTTGTTGCGTATGTTGTTGGAACGAATGCCGTTGTCTGTACCGTTAAATCTGCAAATCCTATTGCTAATGTATTAATACCAATTTCCCTGGTTAGTGGCTTTTGGTATTCTATATCTAAAGTAAGTTGCGGTGCTCCAGTATAAGCAGAATATTGAAACGCATTGGTTTGTTTATTTACAAATACACCACCATCTTCTAAAGTGTTTGCTATGGTTTCGGAACTTTGAGTACTTAAATCTCCACCAATACTTAAAGTACCACTTACGTTTAATGAACCAGTTATAGTTGTCGAACCACTTACATTTAATGAACCAGTTATTGTTGTATTACCAATTACGTTTAATGCATTCTTTGGTATTGAAAAAGCCCTAATTGCACGAAAATTAAGTGCGAATGTCTTAGTAGAGACGGTTTGAGTACCAGTTGAGAAAATCTGAAACCATGCTAATGTGGAACTGGACTGTGTAGAACTCCAATATGTGGCGTTCACAAAACCACCAATTGCATCTTTATTTAGATATAATTTATTTAATTCATCTTTACTAGGAAGATACCAATCATCATATCCATTTTCAACTTTATTGTTAGATGCTGTTATAGCGTTAGTCCAAGTTTGAGTTGTTGCTTCATCAGCGGTTGCTGCTACAATACCTTTAATTAAAGTTGAATCGTACCCAGCATCGGTAGGTGTTAGTATATATGCCAACTTCCCACCCCCAAAACTATCTCCTATTGATAATGGTTTTGGTTCTGGAGAGTTAATATTTACCGAATCAGTTACATTTAATGAACCAGTTGTTGTTTGATTTCCTATAAAATTTGCAGGTCCGATATTTGTGAAAGTACCCGATGATGATACTGTTAATGAACCCGTAATCTCTATTGTATTTGTTGTTGCCCATTTAGAACCAGTTAGTGCAAATAAACTATCTCCTGTTAATCCGGAAGTTCCAGATGTTCCTGATGTACCACTACTACCAGTTTCTCCACTAACACCAGAAGTTCCTGATGTACCACTTGTGCCACCACTTCCACTTACTCCAGACGTTCCCGAAGTGCCACTTGTTCCAGATGTGCCGCTTGTACCATCACTACCACTTATACCACTAGTCCCACTACTTCCACTTACTCCAGAAGTTCCTGATGTACCACTTGTGCCACCACTTCCACTTACTCCAGATGTTCCACTACTTCCAAAGAATGTACCATTTAAACCTGATGTTCCAGATGAACCAGCCGTACCACCTGCTCCAGTTATACCGTTTGAACCGGATGTACCCGATGTACCATTACTTCCTATTCCAGAAGTTCCCGATGTGCCGGTTACTCCGCTTGTTCCAGATGTTCCCGAAGTACCAGTATCAAAACCTCTTGGCCCTACCGGTCCTTGAACTCCTGCCGTTGCTATTATTATTTCCGGTTGTGAAGTTTGGACAGTTATTTCCGTTATCGCAGTTTCAATTGCAACATTTGTTTTTGGTATTTCAACTTGGACAGTTGTAATATTTTTTTCTATTTGTATTGACATCCTATCGTGTTACGTTTTTAGATAACTTAACTTTACCTTCTAATAAACGGGTAACCTCATTACCTTTTACCAATTCTAAATCGTAAAATGCTTCACCGAAATTTAATGCGGATGAAGATGCTGCAGATATGTATATTCCTATTGAACCACTTGCCAATGGAGTTATAAAATTAGAACCACTTAAATTGATTCCCGTATTATCGGACTTTAAAGATGATGATAGTGAAAGAAAGACATCAGATGATTCAACACCCGGTCTGATTTGCATTCTAGCATGATAACCACTCAAATCAACTGCTGAACCTGATTCATCGTTCCAATTGATTTGAAAATTTGTTGTTGCTCCTTGCTCTATTATAAAAGAGTATTTTCCTGCTGCCATAAGTAATTCGGTTTAATACTCTTATAAATATTAAAATGTTGGAAAGGGGTAAAAATAAAAAAAGACATAAAAAAGGGAGAGAATTTCTTCTCCCCCAATTTTATTATCTAAGAATTACTTCAGATTAGATATTTGTTAAATCT